CGCCAAACAGGGCGGCAGGGCTGGTGGGGTCGGTGCTCTGGTAGATGCTGCCCACTGGGTAGGCAGTTAGTTTGTCCACTTCCGGGATTACAATGTCAACACTCAGCGTACCATCGTCGGCCACAGAAAGTCCACTACCAACCTTGATTCCGCCGAGTGTTGTGGATGTGGCCGGGCGAATATTCAAATTCTTTAGGGCTTCGCCAACAGCCTTTGCGTCAGCCGGAGCGCCCTCGACGCTTAGCGTCTTGTCGGTGCGTACAATAGCCGCAGCCCTGTCCGCTTCAGCTTTGGCAGAAGCGGCAGAGCTTTCCGCGCTCTTTGCGTCTGCGGACGCTGACTGTGCGTTTTTGACTGCGCTGGTGGCGGCAGAATTTGCGCTAGATGCAGCCGAAACGGCTTCTTCTTTTGCGTTAATTGCTCCCGCAACGGTACTAAGTTCATTAAGAGTAGCCGCATTGATTGGCGTTCCTTCTTTTGTTGGTTCGTCATTTCGGATAAGAGTGACAATTTCGGATGTTCCATCCGACTTTACCATTGTCCACCGACCCGGGTATTTCGCCACACGGTCTTCAAAAACCATATTGTCCATCTCCTGTCATATATTCGCCGGAAAACGTAACGTACGTTTTAGCAAGCGTTTCAATGTCGAACAAAATTTGCTCGATTTTATTCATCGTTGAAAAATCGAGTTTATTCATGCTTTCTGGCGTGTCTGCAATGCCAGATGGGCCAGAGCATTTAGCACGAATGGAGTTGATGTTGGAAAGCCAGCGTGTTGCATCGGAGACTTTCATATATCCATCGACTGTCCAATCAGTCCGAACAGAAACAGACGCGCCAACAATGGAGCCAAGCTCTTGAATGCCGGATTCTATGCGGTTAAAATCCGTATAGCTTAAAGCGCCCTTCATTCCGGCAAGCCATTCCGATTGTTCGGCTTTTGTCCACGTGCCTGTTCTTGCCTTTGCGGTAATTTCTTTCACGCGGTCAACATCTGATTGCGTTCGATCTGTAATCCAACGAACCATAAATTATTCTTCCTCAACTCTGTTTTGATACCCGATAGGCAAATTGCTCGGAACGGTAAACATGTAATGATAGCACTTGCGGCCATCGTTGCCAGAACCGATACAGTCATAAAAAAATAATTCGTCTTCGTCATCATAACTGCCAAGATGTGCTCTGTCCCAATACTTTGAAACAACGATAGAACGATAATAGATATCCCCAACAGAAGGGCCCATGCCCCAATATTCAAGATGGGTAACGGGAGTTCTCGTCCACTGCTCATACGGGCTGTAATCGTTTCCGATAGTAAAAAAAGGATTTTTCAGAAGTTCTTTTGCTGTAGGGAGCGGGCTTCCTTCTACGTTGCATCCATAACCCCAAATTTCGTTAATAGAACTACTGTTATCGGGAAATCCGTAGTATATTTCTTTTGCGGAAGGTAAAAATATACTGCGAGATAGAGTAGACACAGCAGAAGGTACGTAATTGTTAGAATCATTTTTTTTGAACGCTGGGGTATAATAAAAAGTAGTTTTGCCGATTTTTTTCTGCATGAAATCAGAAAAAGAATTTTTTATGTTTCCGTTCAATAAGGCATCAATACTGCTGGTCGAATACTCTGCGGGAGTTGTCATTTTACTATCCCACGCAATGTTTTCTGTTTTCGCGTCTTTAAGAGCAAGAAGCGTTCTCCCTTTGCCATTTAATTCTGGCTCGTAATTATGCTTTGAGACAAGAAAAGCGGTATAAGCGCCAGCGACGGAGATGTAAACGGTATCGCCTTCTTTGAGGTTGGAAATCTCATCCGCAATCGCAGTAGCATTGCAAGAAGCAGAAAGGCTCGCAACTGTAGCTGTAATCGTTGCATTTCCGCTGTGTAAATACGTAACGTTGCAGACAGATACGCCGCGTTCGTTCTTGATGACATTCAGCTCAACGATACCAGCGGGAGATGCATTCCAAACAATAACAGGGGAATCGGCAGATGCAGGGGTAAGCGTTGCAGTGAGCGTGATCGTGTCGGAAGGATGTAAGTAAATCTCAGAAGCATCGATTTGTAACGAATCAACATCTTCAATCATATACCCGGTAACGGAGCCCTTGAAGCTACCATTAAACGTGTAAGAAACATCCGTGATCAACAAGTTAGAAGAATATCCGAACTGATGATTGAGCTTGACAAAATCAAGAGCATCGTTGTGCGGGCTTGCACGATAAGACAGGGTGGCTTTTCGACGATTAGAAAGCACTTTATAGCTTTCAGTTAGAACATTTTTTGGCTGAGAGACGATGGAAGAAGAGATAAGCGCATTGTTTACACTTTGCGTAACTCCATCGCCAGTAGCGCCATTCGGATACAATGACGAAGTTCCATTTAGAGAGTAAGAGATGTTTTTTAACTTATTAGAAAAAGTGATTTCCGGATACTGATAATCATTGATTTCAGTGATTTCATAAATGTCGGACTTGTTTTCAGGAAGGTACGGAACCCGGTCAATCCGAATCTCACCGTTTCTTGTCTGATACAAAGCCATACCGGCTGCGTTAGCAGAAAGCTGTAGCACATCAGCGTTTTTATACGAAGAATTTCCGTTGTTAAAATCAGCTGTATAATCCTTCAAAGATTCATTGATGTAATAGCTGATACCGGAAACATCAAGAAGTTCCAAAGCGTCATAACACATTTCGTATAAAGTTCCGCTTTTCCTTCCGGTATATAGTGAATCGATTAAAAACACCAAAGCATCTCGAGCTTCAAAGGAAGCGGTAATGCCATTAGAAGGAATGTTCCAACTAGAAAGGTAAAACTTACCTCCGTTAATCCATTCAGTCTGTCCGTCCAAGTCCATGCCATACTTTACAAAAACAGCTTGGCGTTCATACAGATACTTGTAGAGACCGTCTGGGTTGATAGGATTCCATTTTTGATCGCTGTTATCAACGGAAAAAGAAATTGAATCCTTGGAAAGTTGACCGGAAATTGGGTCTCGCTTTGATTTATGGGAATACGACAGAAGGTCTGTTTTGCTAAATTTCACACGTTGTCCAAATTCCACTTGCGAGATACGAGCTCTTCGGTTTGGAATACACCATTCAAGAATTTCAATAATAACCAAATCATAATTGGAAATCTCAAATTCAATTGAAGTTTCGGCGGAATCGTTGTTGTCAATTTGCTTTTCCAAAAGAAGAGCGGTTCCTTTGTAAGCGAAAACTTTAAATGATTTTGCCCATTCATTTAAAATTTCAGACCAAATGATTGTCAGACCCGGTATTTTTTCTTCGTGGCTTTTACTAAAAGAAAATGTGATGGTTGGATGATTGGAGCTTGATACGCATTCACCGCTTACATAGCCGCATTCTTGATACGGTTCAGAATTCGGGACGATATCAAAGCTTCCATCTAAAACCCAAAAATTAGTTTCAGCAGTCGCGTAATTTCCAGAAGTGGAAATGTCCAGGTCAGTGATGGATGCCGCATTACTAAACACGGTTTGCGAACCTGAACTTGCAATAGCGTCCGTTTGCGCCGCATCATCAGCTGCATGATAAGTAATCTGAATAAAAGTTTCGGGTACAAGCGTATTATTATATTGTGAAAGCCACTTATCGGACGGCTTTACAGACATATAAAATCACCACCTTTAGACCTCAACCAGGCTCAAAGAACAATCCGTCCAGCCCATCACATTTCCGGTGTTTGGGCCCCTTCGCCACATTCCGGCTGTTCGATCGGAAACATACATCTGACGTGTGGAATAAGAAGCTGTTGCTTGATTGTAAAATCGTACCGTGCAATAAAAGTTTGTAGTGAATGGGCCGATGACGGAAGCCCATTGTTTTGCGGTAAGGTATTTCCACTTAAGAGCCACTTTTGCAACATCGTGTCGAACCACAGAGCCAACAACCTTGCCTTGCACGTTTCGGCCAGAATCAACGATGGTTGAAGTCGTTGCGCTATAAGAGGAAGGCTCTGGCAAATCTACGCCGTTCACTGATACAAGAGCTTGCATAATTCACCGTTCCTTCCTTAATAGCTATATACTTCCGTGCCCATGATTTGCACTCCACGGTCAGCCTGCTGCTTTTCGACCGAAGCAGTAATCTGCTTTCCGTCAATAAACAGCCTGACTTCCTTACCACCGGTAATTTCGTCACCATAGCGCTGGAAAATATCAAGAAACGCATTATAGCAGCCGTTGTAAACCGCGCCTTGCAGGTCGGAAGAACTTGTTGACCCGGATGATGTATTGCCGTAGTATCCATTTGCAGAAGTGGTGGAACCTGTAGAAGCATCGTATTCAGGGGTCCCGACGTAAGAAGAATTATCAGTTGAATATTTCCCGCCGAGATTGCTTACAATACCCGCAATCGCAGCGCCTAAGGCAATTGCGGCCGCACCGACAATAAGTGCTACAGGAATGCCGAAAACTGTAGACGAAAGCGCACCGGCAATAGAAGTAAGAAGGCCAACAAACGCAGAGCCGACACTTCCAATCAAGCCGCCCATTGCAGCAAAAATTTCAGGAAAAGAGCTTACAAGGCCACCGAAAAGGCCTTGACTGATTGCAGTGCCAGTAGTGGCTAAAGGCACCTTCAATGCGCTAATTGATGCAGAAATCGTAGTTCCAAGATTGGAAACGCTCTTTACGATATCTCCAAAATTTTTTGTGATGCCGCTCCAAATGACCTTGCCAACTTTTAACGCTTCGTTAAACAGGGTTTTAGATGCGTCCTTTAAAACGCCGGAAATATTGGAAATAAAGCTTTGTGCGTATGCTTTTACCTGATTTCGGTTCTCCTCCCCCATCGCCTGCCAGATAATAGCTGCTGTAGTTGTTCCGATTGTTTTCAAGTCTCCGTTCTGCACAGCATTCCAAAGATTTTGTACTGTGCCGAAGAAGTCATTCTGCAAACCGGAATCAAGTTCCTGCCACTTGCTGCTCAGACCGTTAAAGAAGCCGTCAACGAAATTCGTTGCGGTGGTCGCTCCATAGTCAATCATCTCGTTGCCCTTCTGCTGAACAACGTTTGCCAGATTGGTCATAGCTTGTTCAACGTAAGGAAGTGCTGCAGTGATACCGTTTGCAAGACCTTGAACAATGTAACCACCAATTCCCGCAAACACAGTAGAAGGAGAGTGAATGCCGAGAGCTTCCTTGAAGCCATTGATAAAACCATCAGTGAAACTCTTAATACCATTTGTAACGGTACTCCATGCATCTTTTAGACCGTTGATTAGGCCGTCCCAAATGAATTTGCCAAGTTTTCTTAATTCGTCAGGAAGCTTTTTGAACTCACCGACAATGGACGAAATGATTTTTGGAATTTCAATAACAACGGAAGCTATCATACGCTCCCGCCATTTAGAAATAACGTCAAGAGCTTTGAGAATTGCAGTCCAAATATTTCCAGGCAATTCTTCAAAAAACTTAACAACAGACGAAACGATTTTTGGAACTTCGGTTGTTACAGCAACCACCATGTTTCCGACCCACTCCCCGATTTTGCCAACGGCAAAGCCAAGGGCATAGCCGATTTTTTCAGGAAGAGAGCTGAACCACTCGCCAATGCTGTTTATGATGTTTCCAACCTTTCCGGGAAGAGAAGTCATAAAATCAATGGCCGCATTCCACTTGGTAACGATAATTTGCTTGATGGCTTCAATGCGCTGCTCAAAAACATTTTCGACATAATACATTTTAATGTCGGCTTCTGCGGCAGCATCTGTTTTTTCGCCACTCTCTTTAGTGCCCCATTTGATACCAGCCCAGTGAAGAACAAGGCCAATACCAACACCGGCAGCGGCAACGGCTCCAGCAACAGGAAGGCTTGCACCAACAAGCAATGCAACGCCAGCACCAGCAACGCCACCAAAAATTCCCATCAAAGCAGCAATGATGGTATCAAGAACCGGAAATTCTTTCAGCTTTTCGCCAAGAGAGAATGTGATTCCCGCAAATGTGATAAGTCCGGCAAGACCAATAGAAAGTGTTGCGGCTGTACCAGTGGCTACTCCAAGATTAGTGAGCAACGTAATGCCAGCAATAGAACCAAAAGCAGTAGTTAAAGCGGATTGAATCCATGTGCTTGCATCGCCAAGATTTGCTTCGCCAGTGCCAAGAGCGTAAGTCAGTCCGGCAAGGCTTGCAACAAAAGCGATGCCCATGCCAAGCGTAATGCCATCTGCTCCCATCGTGCGCCAAAGAACAAAAGAGCCAAATGCGGCAGATACCACTTCACCTAAAAGTTCGAGAGGGTTTCCAGTAGAAGCGTAACCTTTGGCAAAGCTAAATACCAACGAAGCTTCAATAACAACAGTCGCAATTGAAAGAGCCAGCTTTTGCAAGTCAGTCATTTTGGAGATTGCGGTCGCAACATCTGTCAAAAAATCAACAATTTTCCACAATGCAAGCGCAGCAGTGACAGCGCCGATGATGGGGAGCATATCCTTGATTTTCTGCTTAATAGCATCGATCTGCTTTGCGAACTCTTCATTGTACTGCTTGAACATATCGTAACCGGACAGGTCTACATCGCCCAAGATGTTGCCAGCAGATGCACCGCTACCAGAGCCGGAGCTTCCCTGTGTGGGGTCAATGATGTTCAGTTCATCAAAGCCCATCGTATAGTCCTTGAGAGCTTTGGCGGCTTTCTTGGTGGAGTCTGCCGTGTCATCCATTGCGTCACCGATGCTACCAACGCTGCCAGCGCTCTTGGTGAAATCAGTGAACACGACCTTCACACCCATCAGCTTTGCCACCCACTGAACGAACTCTCGAATGAGCTGTACGGCGGCAATCAGCGGGGGAAGAATGGATTTCATGGCAGGGTAGAGCAGAGAGCCAACAGACTTCGCCAACATATCCAACTGCGCTTTCAGAATCTTAATCTGGTTTGCGGGGCTTTGGATGGTCTGTGCAAGGTTGCCCTGCACGTTAGCAGTCTGCTTCATAATGGCAATGTAACGCAGAACTGCCTTATCTGCCTGAGACAAACTAGAAACCTGCTTGTTAAAGCCCAAGGCCAAAAGTTCCTGCTGCAACCGCGCCTGAGACAGGTCAACGCCCAAACGGCGAATAGGCTCAATCTCACCGGAGATTGCGGAAGACATTGCGGTAAAGGTCTCTGCAACGTCCTTATTCCAATAAGAACCTTCGTCATAGGCAAGCTGGGTCAGGTTCTTGGACAGAATGTATGCTTTGTCGCTTGTCAGACCAAACGAAGTACCCAAGCTCTGAATGGTAGCCATGTAGGTCATCGCTTTGGTCGGGTCAACGTCAAGCAAAACCTGCATCTTGCTAATGAGCGTATCGGCTTCACCGCTCAGATTGCCCATAGCATTATGGAACAAGTCTGTTGCTTCATAGAAGTCGTTAAACTTCGCAACAGCGTTGCCAAGATACTCGGCGATAGCTTTCAACGAAACCAGCTTTGCCATGTTCCGCATAAAGCCGTTCATCTGATTGGACAGACTGAGATAGCTCTTGCGCTGCTTTTCGTTGGCAGCAGTCACACGGTTAGCCTGTGTAACCACCTTGCTCAACTGCGGAGGGAGCTTTGCAAATGCATTGCCCACCTTGTCAAGCTGAGATACAAGAGGAGTAATGGCAGTAGAAATCTTCTGGCAAGAGCTTGCAAAAGAATCACGGTCTGTCGCTTTCAGCTTATCGGTCAGGTCGGGAACCTTCCCGATCGCATTGAAAGCGCTGCCAAGAGCTTTAAGGTTCGATGCGTCCAGAATGGAAAGCGGAGCCAAAGCGTTAGTGAGCTGAGTAATGCTTCCAGACATGGAGTAAAAGTCCACGCCGTTCAAGCCAGACACAGCCGCAGGAATCTTCTTGATTGCGTTCACGACCGTGTTAATGCTCTTTGCGCTTGCAGTCGTGTTGACATTGGAAAGCCCATTCAGAAAGCTGGTGATTTTGTCCAGCCCGGACATTCCGGCAGATGCCTGTTTCAGCGTTGCAATGGAACCGGCCAGCTTGTCAAGGCTGTTCACAACCTTTGTGACGTTGCCCTTCGTCCGCAAATTAGAAATGGCGGTAGTGAGCTTGTCGATATTAAGCTCTGCGCCCTGCGATTCCGCAGAGATTTCTACGGATAAGCTTGTAATATCAACATCAGCCATCACTACCACCATCCTTCTGATTCATCATAGAGAACATCATTCTCTTGATTCGCTCCTGCGCTTCCAGTGCGCGTTGGTATTCGTACTCGTCCTGCTCTTTCTGCGTGAGCGGAATCGGTCTATCCATGTATTTGATTGGGCTAGACCCTTTCTTGCGGAACATATTGCCAACCGTAGAGGAAAGTGCAGATGCTGTGTAAAAGCCGTTTCTCCATGCTTCAACATTGGCTCTTCGAGCGCGTAGTTCTTCCGCGTCCCGGTAGACCTTTGCCAGCCAGACATCATCACGCCAGAACTGGTCATAGGTCATGCCAATGGAAATGTAATAGGCTTCTACATCGTGGAACAGCTTAGACACAGAGAACGGCTCTGTGCGACTGTCCGGTTCTTGAGACTGTGAGGTTACACAATCTCCCACGTTGCGTTTTTTGCGGTCTTGTCCTCTTCATCGGTGGCAACCAGAGCCTTGATAGAATCTGCGTACATCTCCATCAGGGCAGCCATCAAGCCTTCCTTGTCCTCGATGTGCGCAAGCATATCATCGACCAGCTTGCGCTTAATGCCCTTGTTGCGGGCGATGAACGCGCCGTAGAACAGAGCAGAAGTGTTCTTGATAGGGTTGATGCCGTTAGAGAACTCGTAAATCTGGAAGCCGTTGCGTTCAGTGGCTTCGGCGCTCTCGCGGGTGAAAGTCAGCTCGTAAGTGTTCTTGCCATCGGGGGAATGAAAGTTGATAACCTTAGCAGCCATAATAAATGCTCTCCTTTATAAATAGGAGCAGAACCAAATCCGTTGTTCAGTTCTGCTCGTTTTGATTGATTCGATTTGTGCGGATTAGCCGCCATTAATGGTCAGGCTCTCGCTGAACTTCGGGGTAGAGTGGAAGATGCAATTGATGGTCATTTCCACAACCTCGTCCACGCCAAAGCCAGACAGACCGACCTGGTGCATACCCTGCCAAGTGAAGCCGGAACCGTCCTGCATCTTCAGGGCGTAGTACTTGTCCACGTTGCTCTCAGAGGTATCGTCATAACCAGCAGCCTTGACGGCGGCGTAGTCGGTCTTGTTGTAGTTGGCGGTAAAGGCTTTGGTGTCAGCCTGAACAATGCCAAAAATCTGCTTCTGCATACCATCAGACAGGGTGGTTGCATCCAGAAGGTTCGGGTCGGAGATCAGGTCGGGCACATCCTTGATGTCGCACAGTTTCGTCAGAGCGGTTGCGCTGTCGCCACAATACAGGGTGGTATTCAGACCGGAGATAGCAGTACTCATAGAATGTTTACCTCCTTAGTTTCGGTAAATCATTCCGTCCTCTCCGATTGTTGCCCCATAGCTGCAATCAATCCGATAGACGGAATTGTTGTACAGCCCATTCAACGGGGCAAACGATTTGCGATAAAATTTAAGCGGTTCAAGAACAGAATCCACGATGCCAACAATGGAGCGTGCTTCTGCAATGCGCCCGGTGTTCTTATTGGAGTAGACCCGCACACGAAGGGAAACGGCAGCGTACTTGCTGTGTCCAGCAGAATCAATGTGCACAGGAAGGTTGCTGTTTTCCTCTATCTGCACACACGGAAACTTCTTAACGTTGCTGTCGTTGATTTCACCAGTAACGAAGATGCCGGGAACTTGCTTTCGCAGTTCCTTAGCAACAGCCGTGAAAATGGAATTGAAATAATCGATCAACTATTCCAAACCTCCCTCCACGTTACTTCGACCTGAGAAGCCATTTCTTCAACAGCTCCCCACATAGCCATAGCTGCATCGTTGCCATCAGTGTAATTCAACTGGCCTTTTCCATCCACCTGTTTGACAGGTGTGCCAGCATTGCCGGATTCGCCGTAGTAGTACCATCTGCGGTTTGCGCCTTGCCCTTTGCCGTAGGAGCCATGTGCACCAACACCGGGCGGTAGTTCTCCGCCATATCCGTTGTGATGTGCGCCAGTGCCAAACTCGATGAACGCAACTGCCTTTCCGTGCGCTACGATTGCAAAGCCATTTGGCGTTTGTACCGGGTCGTGCTCAACTGTTACGTCATTGTCTCCAGCATACTGTGCGTTAGCAAACCGCACAGTCGCAACGTCAATGCCTTTTTGCGCCAACGCCTTTGCAAACTCCTGCGCCTTTTTGTTCAGGGTGGCCTTGTACTCCTGTATCTGACGTTCCGCATCACGAAGTCCGGCATCGCTCAACCTCACTTTAATTTTCACTTGCAGCCACCTCTTTCAGCGCATACAGCGTATCTGTGATATGCTCTGCGACCTTGACCACAGTGTAATTGAAGGGCTTTGAAACGTCCGTCTGGAACCAGACGTGTGTGCCTTCATAAAGCGGTGTGTTGCGCTTCTTGCTGGACGAACTAACAACGTAGCTATAATCCGTGAACGCTCCAAAAGGGTTTGCTTCCGCAGAACCAGTAGGCGGGCTGACATTTAGCATCAGCTTTGCGGGTTCGCTCCACGATTCGTATGCGGATTCGCCAGTCTCGTTTCCCCACTCGTCCACAACAGGCGTTTTTTCGCCAACAGGGTTCGAATACCACAGCGGGCGTTTATCCAGCGGGCTTCCATTGAACATCAGCCGATAACACCTACTCTCGGAACCACTTCATTTAGCAGGGATTGTGCCACATCGGAGCTTTCCCACACACGAGTAATGCCGTTGTTGGTGTAGCTCGTCTGTCCGTTTGCGCCGATGTGGTTATACAGTTCCGCTGCAATGCGTATCTGCAACGACTGATACTGCAAGGGCAGCTCGTCCGGTCTGTTGCCGAAGGGGTAGCCCTGTGCAAATATCTTGTCTTTGGCGAAATCAAGCAGCAGGTCGAAGAGTGGGTAGTCCTCGTCCGTGATTTCACGGTCAAGCGCAGGGGAGATGTACTGCCCCAGTTTGACTGCCACTTCGGAATACTGATCTCCCATGCTGCTTTCCTCCTTTCGCCTTAGTAAGCCTTGATGCAGTACACAGCGTCCATGCGCTCAAAGGACGGCAGGACGATTTCAGAAGCATAGACGTTGGCGTTGACCGGATGAATGGTCAGCTCAGTAGTAATGGCAACGCCAGTGTTCACGATGGACACGGATGCGCCGGACTGACCAGACAGCAGGTCTGCTTCCTCAGGGGTAGTGCCGTACCAAGTGCTGCCCAGAGCGCCGGAAGGAGCAACGACCACCATGCCATCGGGCAGGTACTTTTCGCTTGCACTGTACTGGTCTGCCTTGAACATCTTGTCATACAGATGGATGGTCAGCCCAGTTGCGGACTCGATAATCTGCCGTGCTTCGGCATCCAGCAGAACAGCGTTTGCCTTTGCGGTGACGGTCATGAACCGATTCTTCACCTCGTCCGCAGCAATCATGTTGCGGAAGGTGGCGGTGTTCATGTACACTTCGGTCACGACCTCGCCAACGCTTGCCAGAATAGCATCCTTTGCGGCGTTCAGGTCAGCAATGGGGGTGGCGGTGGCAACGTTCCACTTGGACTTTGCGACAGAGACTTCCTTGTAGTTGGTGGACTTCCAAGTGCCGTCCGGGTCGTAATTGTAGGTGTAGTTCACGCCGTTTGCCTTGATGGTGATGCCGGGAATGCCATTGGCAGGAGCCAGCAGCTGCCAAATCATGCGCTCAGGAACGATACGAGCGCCAGTGATAAGCTGTGCGGTGTCATCGTACAGACGGTTCATCACATCACGGGCATAGGGGTCGTTGCTGTCCAGAACACGCAGGATTTCCTGACGGTCTTTCTCGCCCAGATGGTAGCCCTCGCGGAAGAACGGCATCTCGGTCTCATCGAACTTGAAGCCCTCACGGGTGCGGAACGTAGCCTTTGCGTCAAATGCGCTGGGCATCAGGGAAACGCCAACGCCCTTGTGACCACGCAGCCACTTCAGGTCGAGACCGGCCTTCTTCTTGGCGGGAAACAGTGCATCAGATGCAAAGGGCATCGCATTGGTGGGGTCATTCGTCCAATAGGCGGCAATCGCAGCCGGGGCAAAGACTTCCTTAAGATTCAGTGCCATGTTGTTTTACCTCCTATTAAGCGTTCACGCTGATGTTGTCACGGCAGAAGATGCCAGGAATGGCAGTCTTGAGCGCAGTAATCGTATCAGAATCATAGGTGAAGCCAGAGCTTGCGGTAGCCTTTTTGGTGTCGATAACGCCACGAATCAGCAGGGAAGCATTGGGGTTCTCTGCCGGGTCAACGTCATACAACAGAATGCCGTCTGCGGTGGCAGAAGTTGCCTTCTTGCCAGCCAGCGTCATGGGATAGCCAGCCTTAACCGCAGCAGCTTCGGTCACGGTAAAGGGGATGGCGGTGTAGTCATTGGAAGCAAGGATGGTATCGTTGATTCCGTTGACCGTGTTTCGGGTAAACTTCATGTTTTCCTCCTTGTTAATGGAAAGCACTCATTGCGTCACTCGATGCCTTAGAAACATTTGCGTTCTGCTGTGCAAGGCTCTTAGCAAATGCCACGCCTTCGCTGTCAGAGCCGCCCTTGCCATCCGCACCCGGAGGTGTGGGCATATCCTTCAGCAGGGAAGCCTTGTAAGCGGTGTCGTGGGCGGTCATAAATTCCGACTGGAACTTAAACACCTTGTCCATGTCACCGTCAGCCAGTGCAGACGCAGCCTTATTGGCAAGTTCAGCGTCATAGCCCTGTGCAACGAACTTCTCACGGTAAGATGCAAGGGTCTTTTCCTTGACGAGGTTCTCCTTGTCGGCAGTCAGGGCTTCAATCTGCTTCTGCATTTCTGCCAGCCTGTCAGCCTGTTCTTGTGCGGCATTCTCGTCATCGGTACGCTTTGCCTTGAGCTGCTTCTTGTACTCAGCAGCTTCGCCATTGGCTTTCGTCACGGCGTTGCGCAGCTTCTCGATCTCTGCGTTAGGGTCTGCAACCTTTTCAAGCGCTGAAATGATTTCATCGGCGGTCATGCCCTCTTTGTAGGCATCACCAAGCAACACATTGAGTTTCATATCGTTAATTTCCTCCTGCGTTTTTTTACCGTTGCTTCCCTGCAACGCTGCGAAATTTGTATCCCGGCTTCCCTGCCGGAATATATCAGCCCGCTTGTGCGGATTGATTACTTGCTATAAGGTTCAAACTGATTGAAAGCGTCCATTGCAATATTCAACGCATGGTGTTTCTGCTCACGTTTCGGGTCGTCGTATTTGTCGGTAGGCTTTTTGCAGCAGTTTTCACGCATTTCGGAAATAAGGCGTTTAGCAAGCTCGATATCTTCTGCGGTGTAATAACAATTACTAACCATTGTTTTCCCCTCCATTTATGCTGTCAGCTTGTCCTTTTGATGTTTTGTTGACATCAACAACTTGTTCGGGCTGTTGTTCCTGCGGCTGCGGTGCTTTCCCGTCCTCGCTCAGCTTGCCAGCGGCAATCAAAAACGGCTTGCTCATCTCATAAGCAGCCTGCGGGTCAGGGAACAGACCGGGCGTGGTGAACGCCAACTGCGGGTCAATCGGCTGCTGAATCATCTGTACGAAAATCTGAACTTTGCTCTGCTGGTTATCGTACTGGCGGCGCGGCAGTTTGATGTTGATGTCACTTGCCATCAGCTTAGAACTAGCTGTATCACGCAGGATTTTCAGCATCACAGACAGGCTTTGGCGTTCAGCGTACTTGAACATATTCTCGTACTGCTGCGCCCTTGCTTCGGTGTGATTCCAGCCATTACGGACGATGACCGCGCCCACGTTGTCGGACGTTGCGTTCTCGCTGCCAGTGGCACTTGGCATGGCAGTCAGGCTGCGGTACACGTTCAACATGGAATCAAGCAGGGTCTGGCTCTGCTGCTGGTCAAGCTCATTTGCAATCTGCGAAACGGAGGCGGGCAAGCTGGTTGTAGATTTTAAGCACATCGCCCCAAGTTCTTTGACCTGTTTCAGCGCGTTATCATCCACAAGACAGTTGGTAAACACCATGATGGACTGGATGAACTGTGCCACACCGTCCAAACGGTTGCTTTCAAGGTCATTGATGGCATCCAGCACAGGGATAGCCGGTTCAAACAAACCCATTCGCTCCGGGTTCAGCTTGTATTCGACCATCGGCAACATCCCAAGAGAATGGTTCTCCGACTTTGTAATTTTGCCGTTGTCGATTTCAAAGTACTGGTTTGGCGTATACACGCAAATCAAGTCGTTCAGGTCATTCTGATAATTGCGCGGGATGTGTAGCACGTTGGCGATGGGCTTGTGACCAATGCCGGAGTTGTAAATCACATACGCCATATCCGGGTCAGGAACATCCACCAGCAGGGGCGTTTCGTCCGGGTAGTTGCCGTTGTACCCCTTGTCAGGGAGAACAATGCGATATCCCTGTCCGCACTCCAACATCCACTGCCAGAGCCGCCGATCAAGCGCATCCTTGCCCTCATACTGCAAGGCATTGGACAGGCGGGCAATTTCCTCACCGTCACCAGTTGCCGTTTCAGACCGCACATAAGAGCAGGGAGTGCCGCTCATGTACCCTGTGTAGAAGCCCACGCACTCGTTGGCATGGTTCTCTACAATGCGGTTGGTGATTTCAGCGTGGTATTCTTTCGTGCGATGGAGGACAGGCTGACTGCCCAAGTAGTAGTTGTGCAGAAAGCGAATTTCGTTCTTGTTTAGCATGTGAATAGGCTCTGCTTTGCCCATGACCACTTTCAGCACGTTCGCCCGATTGATTTCCGTCTCCGGCGTTTCAATCGGTCTACGTCCGGTCAGCGGATTATTCAAAAAGCCGTCAACGACTATCTGATACTCAGCCATGCGTTCCTCCTTTCCGGCAAAATAAAAAGCGCAGCAAGACAAACCTGTTAAGGTCTATCTCACTGCGCTTACAACTGCGCTTCAAAAGCTATTCAGTTTTTAAATTTTGGTACGGAGACCCATGTATCTTTTGGAAGGTTGGAATCTCCAATTGTAATCCAATGGCAAAGAGGGCACAGAAGGGAGAACTTACCTTCCACTTCGCCAAGATAACGCCCACAATCGCAAGGATTGCCGTTTGCGTCTTTTCGAGGACGCTTGCATCTGACTTTTGCTACCATCTGTGCTCCTTTCGTTGGATTTCTGGAAACAGGCTGTTGAGCACAGACCTGTCAGAAGCTACTGGGAAACTGTTCGCACTTCCAGCCGTGCTATTCTTCGCCCGAAGAAAACCATTGCAGCCTTTACATTCAGTTGTCGGACAGACGTAAAACGGGTAAGCTGCAATTTTGGTGCTGCATAATGGATTTGAACCAATGTATGTCCGGTTATGAGCCGGATGCTCTAGCCTGACTGAGCTAATGCAACATAGAAACCCGGCTTGATTGGTTAACCGCTGCTCTTTGCAATGTCATGCCTAAACATCACATTGAGAGCCGGGAATAGCGGTGGAGGTTTTGGAGAATAAGTCCATGCAAAGCTAGGTGGTTGGTTGTGCTGCGTAACGGAATCGAACCGTTGCTTGCCAGCCATGGGTGAGACAGGCTGGCATTCCCCAATCAATCGGAAACGCAACATATAAAGTCCGGTGAAGGCGAAAGAGTGAGAAAACCTCCACCGGTGAAAGGAGGAATATGCTTGTTGACACGCACACGAGTAAAATGACAAAACCCCGCGTGCAAGCTATTCCTTTAAGGGAAGCTGCAAAACTTCCTGCGTACATTATAAGCCTTGTCAAGTGGTGAAATCAAATAAATAGACCCAGCGAACACAATATATTGTGTTTTTAATCAAAAAGGCCTCTTGACAGGCTCGATTTTACTGATTCCGTTGTACAGTTCATCGGCAAGCTGAGCCAAACTATCCGGTGCATCATCGTGCGGAACTTTGCCAAGCTGCGTGAACATCGTCACCTGTTCCATGAATGCCTTGTACTCTTTCGACTGGTGCTTCTCGTCAAGGAAATAGAACCGTTTGATGTCTGGAGCATACTGGATGATTCTTGACAGTTTGCTTTGTCCGCTTGGCGCACGCTGGCTACGGACAGAGCAGTGATACCCCTGCTGCCGAAGCTGACTGTCTACCACGTCACAATATTCGTCACCACCGTTGTTGGCTTCGCCACGCACTACGTTGATTTTGCGCTGGATGATTTTGCCCACGACTTCCGGTCTGGTCACGGTCTTATCGCCATTGTTGAACACAAGGTCAGGGATGAACACAGCATCTCCGTACACATAAGCGATAGGGCAGGCGGTAAAGTCACCGCCGCCCCATGCAATATCCATGACCATAAGCTTGCGATCAGGCTCACCGTCAGGCAGAACGCCGTTGAAATACCGCAGTTCATCGGCAGGGAACAGCAGACCTTCACGCACATAGGGCTTGCCCATATACTTTGCCCACCATGTTGCATCGTCAATGCTGGCTTTCATATCAGCATAGTAGGCATCGTCAAAGCCGACGCCATAGTCATAATTGAAGTTGCTGTGTCCGTTCTCATCCACCGCAGGAATCACCCGGAATCTGTACTTCGGGTTGTCTGCATACTGGTTCTGGATGCGCCCCAGAGGGTCAAGCACGTTCCAGCGTGTACCGACCATCAGTTCTAATGCACCCTGCTTTTTACGGTCTTTCAGCTGGTTCAGGTAGGCATCGTACTTGTTGTTCAGACGCTCAACGTTCAGGCTTTCCTCTAAGTCCTCAATCAAGTCATCACTGTACAGAACGCCGCCCTCACCGATTTCAACAGCACCAGTCAACGTGCCGCCAATAGAGCGGCAGGTCAGAGTGGGGAAGCGCTTCTTTCGGTTCAGGTCAACGCTTTCGTCTTTTGCACTCTTATCCACAAGCTGAACGTCAGGGAAGATTTTGCCCCAGTTGTAGGTCACAGGGTCAGTGATGATGGACAGCACTTCGCCGTAGAAGCCATTGGTCAGCTTGTCGGAGTGTCCGCTCATAACCGATGCAACGTCAGGGCGGTTGCCCATCAGCCATGTGATGAAAAAAATACATAGAGTCGATTTTCCAACGCGAGCAGGTAGACTAACTCCCAAGAAGTCAATCCGCTTATAAAACAAGTCCTCTAGGTCATCTGCCAGCACTTTCAAAACCCTGCGTCTAGGCTGGTAGAACTTCTTCTCCGGCGCACGATTCCATTCAAGATAGATGCAATAGCTATCGAACACATCCTTTGCTTCAAACAGGTACGTCCGACCGATAATGTCATAGAGCTTCGCCACGTCCTCGCCTGTTTTCATCTTGCCCATCATGGCTGCACAGACAGAGCGCAACTCACCAGAGTATTTGTAGGCATCGAACCGCTTGTCCTGTGGCTGGGCGTCTCTCAGGTTCACCACCGCCTGAAACCAATCCTCATAGACCTGTGCTTCGGTCGGATTCTGTTTTGCATACGCTTTGATGCTGTCAATGATAGCGATACACTGTTTTGGCTGCATAAAAAAATAGGCACCCCCTACCTGAAAATGTAAAGAGTGCCTACAACTGCACAAAAATCAAATATTTGGTTTTATTCTCCAGCTTTGAAATTGTAAATCGGCTTAATATGCTTTACAATATCAACGGTTGGAGAGATTGCGTTGATAATTTCCTGCGCTGGCTTATATGCCATCGGGCATTCATCCAACGTGGATTCATCGGCTGACGTAGTATAAATTCCGTTCATCTGCTTTTGGTATTCCTCAACGCTGAATGCTTTTTTAGCCGCTGTTCTGCTATATAGTCTGCCAGCACCATGCGGAGCAGAGAAATTCCAATCAGGATTTCCCTTACCAACACAGATAAGGCTTCCGTCTCTCATATTAAGAGGAATAATCAGCTTCTCGCCCTCTCTAGCGGATACGGAGCCTTTTCGGATAATATCATCCGATTCATCAATATAGTTGTGAACGGTTTCAAAGAAGGACGCATGGGTCAGCATAGAATTGATTCCAACGCCGTCTAAAATGGTATGCATGATTCTTGCTCTGTTCATCCTCGCAAAAGCCTGACAAATTCGCATATCATTAAGGTAGGAATCACGTTCTTCGCCTTCAAGATAGCAAAGCTCATTCGGAATATTAGGGAACTGAACATCCAATTCTTTGATTTTTTGCGAGATTTCCTGTTCACGGCCTTGTTCTTTCAGTTCCGCAATCACGCGTTCCGTAGCTTCTTTTCTTTTGTTCTTTCCTTTAATATTTGAGATAGCTACGTTTTGATGATACTCTGCGACTTGCTTTCCGAGATTTCGGCTTCCAGTATGAATAACAAGATACTGGTTTTTTTCTTCATCTTCGTCCAGCTCGATAAAATGATTGCCCCCACCCAAAGTGCCCATGCTGCGAAGAATCCAGTCAACATTATGTAGACTATCTTTGCAGTCAAGCTGGCTAAGGAAAGAATCTGACATTTTCTGCGATTCGTGAACATTCATCCCAGCCGGAACTCGTTCTCTGATTACTTTATCTAACTTTTTCGGGTCGATGTGTTCAATACCGAGTTCAGCGACAAGCATTCCGCAACCGATGTCCACGCCGACAATATTCGGAATGACCTTCTTGCCCAAGTTTGCCGTAAACCCAATTACGCACCCGGAACCAGCATGAACGTCTGGCATAATGCGAATTTTGCATCCGTCAACAAAGCTCTGATTACAGAGCGTCAGAATTTGCTCAGATGCCTTGTCTTCGATATTGTCTGTGAACACCTTTGCGGATGCATATTTTCCGTCAATCGTTTTCAATGAGTTCTCCTTTCCAATTCGGTTTTATAATGCTGTTTTAGAAATTTTCTTTATTGACTCGATTTTCAAACTCCTTCCGCTGCTTTGATGGCAGCACGAACTAATTTATATACGCAGAAATCTCTGTTCTCCCATGTAGACTTTCGGCATTCTTCTGCACATTGAATAATGTCCAAAAGGCTTCCTCCGTTCATCATTTGAGTCAAAACACGAATATCTTCTTCACTCCACCACTCTGGAGCTTCCACAGCTTTGTTGTCCATGAGCTACTCCTTTCACTGGTTATATAAAGTAGGCTTTGGCTCTTCATCCCCAAGCATCAACTTGTAACGAAGATACTTTTCAATAATACTGTGTCTTTCTGCCAATGTGCCGTAAATAAAAACGAGAGCATCTTTAGCAGCATCGTATTCATTCGGGAAAATGACAAGTTCCTCGTTTGCAAAGGTCACGGTGCAGTTTTCATAGCGACAGACTTCCAAGAACTGCTTGATTTCAAGGAATCCGCCAAAATCAAGCATAGACCGCAGCGTGATGCTACCATTCTTAACAATCAGTTCTTCTCCATGCATATTATCCAGCCTTTCTCTGTTCAGCAATCCGATACCATGTCTGGCGGGTTACGCCAAGCTGCTTGGCGGCATCCGTGACCGTGAGAATGCGCTTCTCCACCTGCTCATGGAGAACGTCAAAAAGGTTTCGATCATACTCGGTGGGTTTGCGGCCTTTATAAACGCCTTTCTGCTTTGCTACTTCGATGCCCTCTTGCTGGCGATCGAGCATATTCTGTCGTTCAAATTCGTTGATGGCTGCAATCATCGTCAGCATCAGTTTGCCGGTGGGAGTGCCCGTATCTAAGTTTTCTTTATCACTTGCAAGGTGTACGCCGTTAGCTTGCAGCGTTTCAACCATTTCAAGCAAGTCCTTCGTGCTGCGAGCAAGGCGGCTGAAATCGTGGATAAATACGGTATCGCCCGGCTGAACCGATTTAAGCATCTTCTGCAACTCCGGTCTATCCATATTCTTGCCAGAGACCTTCTCAATAAACCAGCGGTCAATATTATGCCGCTTCAACGCTTCTACCTGTCGTGCTTCATTCTGTTCAACAGTAGATACACGAACATACGCTACGTTCATTCAGAATCGCCGTCCTTTGCTCTTTTGGGATATTCCAAACGGTAAAAATCTTCTTTGTCCTTTTTGATGGTTTTGGGACGAATGATAATTTCGTAGCCAAGTTCATCTGCAAATTGTGCAAATTTCTCTGCGCTCAGTTCTCCACGATTCAGCCTATCCGTGACGCTCGTTGCTGCTTTATAACCAAGTTTTTTTGCGAGAACCTTGTAAGTTATTTTTGGATGAGAATTTACAACCATGTCTTTAATAATTTCTGCGGCTCTCATTTTTTTGCTCCCTCTTTCTTTTTGCTGGTTTCAGTATACCACAAACGTATTTATACGTCAAGCGTAAATTTACGTTCTATGTATATATAAATATACTATACTCTGTAAATACAGAGTATAGTAGTATAAGAACGTTAATCATTTTACACGAAAACGTGTATACGCTTTATTTTTGAGCAATTCTGAATCTGTAAAGTATATTTTATTCAAATTTCCATATTGACAAGTGTTCAATATCGGGTATATACTATCACCAGTAACAAAGCGAGGTGATGAAGTTGCAGAAAGTAGCAGAGCCATCTAAAAACGAATCTATGCGTATGGTTTCGTTCAGACTTAGCGAAGGGGATATCGAAAAAATCACATTTTGCGCTAACGCTCTGGATGGAACCAAGAGTGATGTTGTAAGAATGGGCATTGATCTAATCTTCAATGTTGCAGAACGCATAAAAAAATAAGCTATCAGCACCCACCTACCAAAGTTTAGCTGATAGCTTATCCGTTACAAAAAGAAGGTACTGCAACCACCAAGGGGGCAGTCTCCCTTTTCGGAATCTATTATACCAAAAAGGGCTGCTTTCCGCAAGAGTTAGGAGCAAAAAACATGAATTTTCCCACGACAACCGAAGAATTTCTGAAAACCCTCGCGCACGGCAAAGAGCCGACCAGCGAGGATAGGGAGTACGCAGAAGCACTGGGTAAGCTGTCCGAACTGAACTATCGGGCAGGGTACGAAGCGGGAGCAGCCAATAAGAACCGCAAAATCTGATGTCAACACTAGTGAACACAATATCTAGTGTATTTTTGATTGACATTCAGATATTTTGCAGTTACACTTATTGCACAGCAAAACGAAAGGGGGTGAATATGTATGAGTAGTCCTTACGCAGAGCGTTACGGTCACACCGTTACCATCAGCGTGACGGAGCGGCAGTTTGCAAGCTTGCAGGAATACTGCATCAAGAACCGGGTCTCCATCTCTGCTGCGTTCCGTGAAGCATTCTTCACGCTGCATCCGATGGATTCCGCCAATGAAAACGAAAAATGATACGCTCGCTTGGGTCGGCAAACTTTAGCGAACGTATCACCACACACTCAGAGAGTATAGACCCTCTTTGGGTTATTATACCAGAGATGGCCTGCTCTCGCAAGATAGAAAGGCTAAATTTCTATGAATAATAATCTTGAAAACATCCGAATCTTCTCTGAAGATGTTATCCCAGTGTACGACACTGACACCGGCGAAAAGGTTGTGCTGGGTCGGGAGTTGCACGAAAAGCTCAAAATCAAGACCCCTTATCACGTCTGGTTTCCCCGTATGGTGGAATACGGGTTTGTCGATGGCACGGACTATTTCACGGAGAACAAAAATGTTCACCGTGAAGATGGGCGTAAAATGCCACAGGTTCAAATCGACCACATCATCAAGCTGGACATGGCAAAGCACATTGCAATGATTCAGCGGACACCTGAGGGCATGGAGATTCGCCAGAAGCTGATTGACCTTGAAAAGAACGCGTCCGTCAACCAGTTCGCAGGGCTTTCTAAGGAACTGCAAGCAATCCTTGTGATTGACCAGCGCACTATGAAGCAGGAGCAGCGCATTTCCGCTCTTGAGAACACTATGACCATCGACTATAACCAGCAGCGCGTGTTGAAGCGTGTCGTGAACACGGTGGTCATCAACGCTCTTGGCGGCATGGACAGCCCGGCCTACAAGAGCCGTAGCGTCTCTCAGAAGCTGTTCATGGAATGCAACCGGGACATTCAGGACTGGTTCAACGTGAACAGCAGAAACAACGTGCCGAAGAAGCGGTTTGATGAAGCCGTTGAGTACATCAAGAAGTGGAGACCGTGTGCGAACTCTGTTATGTTGGTTCAGGTCACAAACGGCCAGACCCAGATGCCCATGTGAAAGGAGAACAGCTATGCTTAGCGCAGATAAGATTCAGGATATGGGGGAATACCTCAACTACGCTTTCGAGACCATGCTGAAGCTCTGGCGCACCGTTGACTACGGCGAGTGCGTCCACGAGCCTGTTATCGCTTGTGACGGAAAGGTTGTCGATAGCGGTCAGCTTTCCTTTGAAGCGGACGAAAACGGCGAGATCGAGCCGGTTCTGCTCCGGGACAACAAGTGCATCATGCACGATGTGAAGTATTGGATGCCCTTGCCCAATGTTGAGTACCATCCCTATCACGGTGAAATCGTGAAGTAAACAGCCAATAAGAAAAGCCAGTGGTTAGAGAACATCTAGCCGCTGGCTTTTTGTGTTATAGATTATTCTGCGAGGTCTGCGTATTTGACTTCAATGCGAGGGATTTCATCTTTTGTCATTGTCAATGCTCTTGTGACTTCAGTTGTCCCGGTAAATTCTCCGTAGATTGTAACAATGTCGTCTTGAAGAATCTTTACAGAGCCGCTCTCCCTTTTATCAACAGCATAGTATTCGTTTCCAAGGTACATATCATACCCATCTTCGTTATCCTGAACGCGCCATGCCTTGTCGCCGCTGAAAAGAGAAGCATCCATAATCTGCTGTACCTTTGCCTTGATTACAATTCTTGTTCCAGCGTACTTTTCCGGGTAGCGGCATAAATCTTTGTAGCCTACGGTTCCACAAGATGCTTTGTATTCTTCTTCCGTTTCAACATGGATAGGTTCACTCTCGGGCTGAGGTTCGCTCTCAACTTCGGACTCAGACTGGCTTTCAGATACGGATTCACTTTCAGCTTGCTGCTCTGCGGATGCAGATTTTGCTTCTTCCGCTGCTTTGATAGATGCAGCTAAGGCTTCAGATGCTGCTTTTTCTTCGGAAGCCGCCGCGCGTTCTGCTTCCAGCTCCTTGTCATACGGAAGATTCATGCCAACAACAACTAGCACTAAGCACACAACTAAAGCAATCAAGTCTTTCTTCGCTGAATACTTTTCGTGCTTAACAATCGACTTCAGGAGATTCCAGATAATCTTTACGCTGTATGCTACAAAGGCCAGCGTACAGCCGATTCCAAAGTCTCTGCCATCTTTTTGATAGATTCCGTAGAATATACCAAAGCAAATATAACAAGCGATAGACCCGTACCAGAACTTACTGTTCCCTTTTCCTCTAAGTGCATTGACGATACAACACACACTTAGAATAAATCCAGCAAGCAGCATGATTCCACTGAACGTTTGCATTTTTGATTCCACCTTTCCTTTGCCAGTATAACACATTCAATGGCTCCGTAAGGGGTCTTTTTGTTTTTTTCGGAATTTTTGGAGACTTGCACAATCAGATGGGTTTTGATTTGTGAGGGTGGGGTGGGTATTGACAAGAGGAACGCCGAAAACGCCTTTTTTGAATTTTTTCTACGAGAGGTGTCGACCACCCCACCCCCAGCTCGCCCCATATACCCCAGAGGTGGAGACCCCAGCCCCAGCGCACCCGGAACGGCTACACATCACAGGCGGCAGGGCAGACCACGCCACGCACCGACACACACGCCCAAACGCTGGACACGCTGCACCGGTCTGCACTCGATACCAGACAGCCCGCGCCGGGACGATCGGACAGGGTGCGGGGCGCTGGACTGCCTGCGCAACGTGTCCGATAGAGCACGCCCAAACGGACAAAAAAGTAAAACGTACAAATACGTTATTATGTTGCGTGCGCAACTTGACAAAAACGTAAATATACGTTACAATATAGGCACAACGTAGATATACGTTACACCTACCAAATACCGTTGCAAAACAGGAGGACAAAACCATGAAAAAGACCATCGATTATACCGCACTTGCTGATACCATCCGCGCCGAACTCAACGCCCGCCACGATCGCAGCGCATGGAACAAGGCCGTCACGCTGTACGCCCTTGACCTGCTGGACGATGTGCAGGAGGGTGCAAACAATATGGAGCGCATGCCCATTGACGGTGCAGAGCTTGAGCGGTGGGCGCTCAACGGTGCAAGCTGCTGGGAGCAGTACAGTAACGGCGGTTGCTCTATCTGCTATAACGCCGATATTGCCGCCCGTGTCTGCACCCCGTCCGAGCTCAAGCGCAAGCACGGCGGGACGTATGAGCCTAACAGCCGGGAAACATGGCTTGACGTGCAAGCCCGTGCGCTGTATCAGGCTTGCAACCGTATCCGCACCATCTGCCGCACCAACGGCCTGTATTATAAGGAGGTCTAACAATGATTACTCTTGACTTTTCCCAGTGGGCAGCCCTCTGGTATGTGGGCGGCATGATTTCTGGGGCGTTGGTTATGCTGGTATTTCTTAATAGCTAATAAGGAGGGCTAAAAAATGACGCTATTTGAAGAAAAAGTGAACGAGTACCGCGAAAACAAGCGGCTTTTGGAAGAGCTGGAAGCTATGAACGAAAGCATTAAAGCGGATATTATCGCCATGATGCAGGGCGCGCCAGAAATGGCGCAAGGCACCGCAAAGGCTATCTATAAGGACGTTCAAAGCGTCCGGCTCGATAGCAAGCTTCTCAAGACGCTGCACCCGGATGTATACGCAGAGTGCAGCAGCAAGACCACCTACAAGCGTTTCAGCGTGGTATAAAGGGGGTGCAAGCTGTGATACTATCCACACTTCTGTTTTTCTTCTGGTTTTTTTCGGCGCTGTTTAAGTCATCCAAATAATGCAAATCGGACACTTTAGCGGGGCTGCACCGTAAAGCAACCCCGCCCCAGCCCAAAAGGGCAAAAAACTTTCTGTAAGTCCTATTTTTAGGGCTTGCGATATGATATACTACAAAAAAGGGCAAAAGCCCGGAAAAGAGGAAAAAATCATGTTAAAAGACGTTTCTAGCAGCGCAGCCGCCCTGTATGATGGGGGGTGGAGAAGTGCAGACGCTGACCAGCTCCGCACAGAATACAATCTAACAGAAGATGAAACGCAAGAGCTTTGCTCCGCCCTTGCAGATCTTGAAGAAAAAAATAAATAATTCCTACCCCGCCCACGTGGCGGGGTTTTTCTTTTGCCTTGCATCTGCTGAGGGTGCAGGGCTTTTATTTTGCCTTGCAGCGTATCAGCCACGCGCAAGCGTTTGCAGCGGCCTTTATTCCATCCATGCAATTATACAGCCAAAACGCCAAAACCGTTTACAGGGCTTTACAGTGGCGTTTCCGTTGATTTGCGCTATTCCAGCGCACACAATACAGCAGATACGCAAGCCGCCTATGCACAGCCTGCGCCACGCTGGAGGGCATACCGTCAAGCGCAGCACCTCCAGCACATACCAGATACCACCGCCACTCCGGACGCTGTACAGGTCAGCGCAGCGCCCTATTATAATAAAGTATATAAGGGTGCAAAGGTGTGCCCCTGCTGTGGATCCATGCCCGGCAGTGCAACACATCGCAGACCATGCAAGCCCGGCGGGGTCAGCTCCTACCGTCTGCGGATCGCTGGCAAGTGTTGCATCCGGCGCCCCTGCTGATGGGTCAACGTCTCCACCCGGCAGGGCAGTCCAGCAGCAGGGGCACAGCGAGCGGGCGGAACCATTGGCGGCTTGCCGCCGCATCTCTTTTCGGGCTTTCGCCCGATAGCTAATAGAGGTCAGCAATAGTCGCAGCGTTCCGGCCGGAATAGTCGTAACAGCTTCTGGAATAGTCGTAGCTAATAGTCGTAGTTTCTCCAATAAAATAGTCGTGGAATAGTCGTAAAGTCGTCAGACGACCAACGTTTGAAAGTCCTATATATAGTATAGTAACAAGCTGTCCGCTGATAGTCGCAGAGCAATAGTCGTAGCGTTTTCTTGCGAGCCATCGTCAAACAGTCGTGTATTTTTTGTGTGAAATAGTCGTTTGCCTTTTAGGGAAAGGGAGATGCGATAGTCGCTAAGTCATCCGACATCTTCCAAAATCAAGATGTGTCAAGACACATGTCAATTTTATTCACTCACTAACCATACCAAATTCGTATGCCAACCGTACTTATTATAATATACGCTTATATATCCTAGTAACTATCTAGGGATTATTCTGCTGGAATAGTCGTATCATCCGGTTCGGTCTGTTTCTGCTCGATTTAATTCCCAGTAACGCACTATGGTATTATATTCAATCCATAGCATTCTACTAGGAATATCCTATGCAACATTTCTACATGTTCAACCAACTACAAAATGAAGTCAATTCTCCATGTGAAATAGTCGTAGACCATCCACCAGTCCGAACCTAACGCCAGTTCTTGCCTATAGTCTGCTCTGCTGGTTAACGGTTCGGTTTTGAAGATAGAGGGTTGTAGGGGGAAAGAACCAGTTTACAATTTCGCATAACTGTTATTTATTCACTTTTGAACTATCATGGCACACCCGGCTCCGTCAACGCGCGCTAGCGCGTATAACGCCCGCGGACGCGCTAAACACACGGGGAGGGAAAGGGGGAGCACGGAAGATGTTAGGGGGATTATAGGGGGTAATAGGGGTTGTAGGGGAAAGAGGGGGACAAAAGGGGGAAAGAGGAAACAAGGGGGAAAGGGGACAAAAATTTGAAAGCCATTTGCGAAAGTGATAGTCAAAGCGTTTTTTCGTCTCAATCAGCCCTGCGATTAGACGAATAGTCACTATCATCCGCTCATCTGGCTGCTATCATCGCGGGAAAGGCGTGTAGGAGCTTGTCTGCCGCGTTTTTCTGATTGACCCGATAACTTTCACGTCTGACCCTGAAAAGCCGTTCTTCACGCTTCTACATCGGTCTGATTGCATAGCTCAGTCTGCTATATGCCATCAGCATCAACGGAGAGCCGCCTACGAGCGTCTGTGGCACGTTTTTGTGATGAAGCCGATAAAGTTATCGTCCAGCATCTAAAACGCCTTAAAACAGGCTTTCTCGTGGAGTTGGCAAAAACAAAAGGCTGCCATTGCTGACAGCCCATGCACTTAGATTCCGTATTCGCTTTCAATGTCTCAAGACCACGTTCGACGAATGAACCAGATAGGTCACACCGTCAATCTTTACTTGCAACTGGTCGCCCTCGTAATCGTTCCAACTATTCAGCTTGCCCTCAACAATCGTTCCATCGGGCATTTTCAGCTGTGCCCATGAGTAGCTATACGTCAGGTCTACCACCTGTTTGTTGCATCCAGTCATTAGCATAATGAGCGTAAGAGCGGACACGCATACGGTCAAAATTTTTTTCATAATCGTTTTCCTCCGTTTGTTGATTTTTATATTATCAATCCATCCAAGTATACTCTTGGAACCGTTGAATCTGCTTGTTAAATGTGATGGGAAGGTCGCCTATCTCACCTTCCTTGTTCTTGCTTAGTCGGAACAGGTACTTGTCGGGGTTATCGCCGGACAGAAGGATGATTGCATCTGCATCCTGTTCAATCTGTCCGCTCTCTCGCAAGTCGGAGTTAGTAGGCGTTGCTCCGGGCTTGGATGGGTTTCGATTAAGCTGTGCTAGAGCTACCACGACAATGCCTGTGGTCTGTGCCAGTTCGTGCAGGGCAATGGATATGGCTGTAATGGCGGCATATCTGTCCTTTGCGCCTGTTTCGTGGATGAGTTGAAGATAGTCTACGAAGATGACTTGAGCCTTTTTACGGAGAGCCTGAGCCTTCATCCACGCCACGTTCTTTCCGGCAGCGGAGCGGATATATAAGGGCATCTTCATGTTCTTTGCCTGTCCGTCAATCTCATTCAAGCTGACCGCCTTATTTTTCACCGTGTCCAGAGGGCAGTATATCTGATTAGCCATCAGACGTGCGCCTAGCTTGCGTTTGCTGGTTTCCAAGCTGAAATAGTACACGGTGTAGTCCTGCTTTGCCATGCTTGCTGCTATTTGCAAGGACAGGGCTGTCTTGCCCGCAGACGGTCTGCCGCCGATGATAATAAAATCGCCCGGTGAGATGTGCAGCGCTTCATCCAGACGCTCTAGGCCTGTCTTGATGTACACAGGTTTCTCGTCCATGTGAAGCACATAGTCGTTCAGCACATCTTCGTATGTCCACGCATCTTCTTCCTCAGCTTTCAGGCTCATCGCCTCGCCCATCTGCTGGTAAATGTCTGATAGATCAGAATAGTCGGTAAGCTCGCTGGTCATCTGGAATGCCAGACCTTGCACACGAGTGAGTGCAGCTTGTTCTCTGATAAGCTGTGCCCAACGCTGCATCTGCTCCCTGTCAATTCGCACACACTCTGATTCACAGGTTTGTACACACGCCAAGAGCGTCTGCGCTACGTCTGGGTGCTGCGTGTTTATCTCGACTATATCTAACTTACCCCTAGCCGTCCAATAGCCCTGAACAGCCGCAAAAGCGTCTCTCAGCTCAGGTCTGAACAAGTCAAGTTCAAGGTCTGGTATGATTTCATCCACAACGCCCGGCTTGCAGAGCATCAGCGCACCGATAAATACCGTTTGAACGTCCATTGTCATAGTCTAGGAAACTCCATCTCCGTACTTTGCTCGTACTGGTCATCCTGTTTTAATGCGTAAATGTCCTGCCACCCGGCATAGATGCTCTGGTCGAGAATGGCTTTCCAATCATGCCGATCAAACTTTTCCAGTTTGTTGCAGAGCATCTGTTTTGCCCGGTCTGTCATAGGCTTTTTGATTCTTGTACGCATCTGTGCGAACTCTCGCATGGATTCCAGCAAGGCTTTATCGCCATGAGCAAAGTCGGAGAAGATGTCAGGTTTCTTTTTGACTGCACTCTCCGGCAGGGTCTTGACGTTCATTTGACTGTCAGTTGATACAATGGGCTCATTGTCATCTGACTTTGAACTCATAGATGAGCTGACTTTCATCTCATTTATGACATGAGGATGAGATGACTTTCGTGTAGACCATCCTTTTGACGCAATATCGCTTCTTTTCCATTCTTCGTCGAGCAGATGCTTAATCAAAATGAAACAAGATTCTGCTTTTTTTGAGTTCAAAGTTGCGTCTTTTCTTTCAAAAACGTATGCACAGATTGCATCATAGAGTTCTAACTTCTCTTTACTTTTGAGTGTGGAGATGGCTTCAAAGTAGTATCGTTGAAATGTAAAGCTGTCTCGCTTTTTGTCCATACTCAATCCTCTTTGTATCGTTTGTTCCATGCTTCGATAAGGTCTTTTTTAATCTTTTCTTTATCAGCTTTGGAACAATCAGAGCTGTATAGCTTGCTTTCCATGAATACCCGGCACTTGCATCCATTCTTGCCGTTTTCTCTTGTTATAAGCATCCAGCTTGTCAAATAGCCGCTTGCTTCGTCAATAGCAACTTCTCCACCGCAGAACGGACATTTCTTAAGTTCTTCCATTTTTTTACCCTTTTCGTCCATGCTCATGTCCTTTTGCTCCTTCTCTTGATTTTCTCACCCGGAATCATGTAGTAGACGTTCGTACACATGCTCCAACGCCAGTCCATCATCTTGCTGTAATCATCTCGATTACTTGGTGCAGAGCGGAAGAACCGGCTCAGCATCGTGAAATTGTTTCTGCGCCTGTAAATCTGTTTCAGGTGCTTCTTTGACAAGTTTTTCATTTTCTGAATCCCTCTCTCGTTCTCGTGATTCGCTTATGCACCTTTACAAGCCTTTCGCCTTTGCCGTACGCTGGGCGGATATGTTTTGCCTTGATGTACCCGCAAGGCGGCTTCGGCCCAAAGTCGAAAAGGCTCAAGTCCATAATGATGATGCCAAACTTTTTGTTCTTCATGCTTACTGCTCCTTACGCATACCATTTCGGTGCTTCGTTAAAGATTTCCACGCCTTCTGTAAAGCCAAGCCTATCTAATGTATCGCACATAATGCCATCCATCACGCCATGCACACGCTCTTCATCATTTCCGTATACTCTGTACGCTTCTCGCATGGCAGCCGTAAACAAGTCAACCATATCTTGTGTAATAACGATATTGTTTTCCATAAGCCCTCCTATACCATCGGAAACGCCATCCAATGCGTCACCATCACACCTTCCGGCAGTCTCTCGCCTATCTCGTCCCAGAACTGACCGTCTGCATAACAGCCAAGAAAGTACGCTGTCGGCGATATTCCTTGCAACATTTTTCCATCTTTATCACGCCACGTTGCCTTAGTCGCAAGCAACAAAGGCTGCGTTCGCTCTCGTGGCTGTTCGCTTGCTGGATGCCAAATGGTGTTAGTCATTTTTATACCCCGCAGTAGCAAGAACGACTACACATCCAATTAAGAAAATAACAACATTGATAACCGCACAAGCAACAACCTTGATAACGATGCTATCAATATATTCGTCTAAACTTTCCCAAAGGATATATCGCTCAAACAGATAAATAGGCGATACAAACAATATACCCACCATCGTTGTCAAAACGATACATAAAGCGACTTCATATATCGGCATTGCCCTTTCTCCCTTCAATCACCTTCCCACACACCATCCGGGCGCATCTTTGCAAATGCCAACAGTCCGTACAGCGCACGTTTTGCATTGCCTTCTGTGGCGTTCCAGTAGTCGCTATCGTCTACATCGTCACCTAGTGCGGAGATGGCCTTTTCAAGCATCGGAATGCTCTCTGCGCCTGTTTTGCCGTAAATGGAACGGATGCCGTTTTTCCCAAACACATCTTTACGGTAGTAAAAGTCCGCATAGTTCCATGTGACATTGAGCCACAGTTCTTTCGTTCCGCCCATAGCGCGCATACCACCAGCGATAAAATGCGTACTATCCGCTTTGAGCGGTTTGTGCGTTACAGGGTCGCACAGCGAAATATCATAGCTCATATTCGTCCAGCTCCTTTCTGATTTGCTGGCGTTCAATCTGCTTCAATCTTGCCTTTGCCAACTTGCGGTTGTCAGCCTTGCGAATAGCCCAGTTGTTGCGGTGGTTTGCCCAGCAAGCGTATCTGTGGCTAAATTCGCTTTGGTCGTACCAACCCTTGCCAATAAGCCCTTTATAGGTCTGCTGACGCTTCATCTTTCTTCTCCCATTCCTTGCATCCACGTTCGTCCCACACGAAGTCTGCAACGTGTTCTGACTGGTCGTTCACACACACGTCCTCCGGCTCTGCGCACCATTTGCAAGAGCCACAGGACGGCTCAGATTTGTTCTTACAGGATTCTGCTGTGCATCGGATAGCCTTGCCAGCAGAGAATTGCTTGATACCCATGCAAGAGCAATGTTCGGTGGTGCAGTAAATCATTCTTGCTTCCTCCAACCGATAAACTCACACAGGCCGATGGTCTGCGCGTCGCATCTGTGCGTATATTTGACTGTCGGAAGGCTAAAACCTATTAAATTGTTGCAAATAGTCTCAAGCCCAAAAAGGTCGTCAAACGCATTGTCAGGAATTTTCGTATCTTTGGCGTTGTAAATAACCATGCCACACTGTTTGCAACGCCATATAGAACATCTCGTCATTTTCTTTGCCCTCTCTTTCCTCTGTTGAACCGCCCGATCACTCGCTTATACTCCTCGTAGCACTCCGGGCACAGGTCGCCTGTGTCCCTGCGCCACGCCCAGTCTTTGAAGTATTCGTCAGGGTTCATCATTCTGCCGCACAGAACCGCTCCGCAGCGGTCGCACACTCGCTTGTGGTAGATTCCTCTGTCAGTTTGCATTAGTTGTCCTCCCCAACATCCTTGAACAGGATTTCTTTATCGGTTTTCCAGTCTTTGATCTTGCACGGAATGTCCGTTCCCGGCACGGTCTTTTTCAGACCATCCATCTGCCAGACGTTCCATGAGATGATGTCTGCGATACAGTCAAGGAACATAGGCATACAGCCGATTCCCAACCTTTTAGCATCAAACCGATACCTGAAATTCTCAATCAGCGTCAGGAATAGGTTGCATCTTGCCAGCAAGAGATTGTCTCCTTGCCACTCATAGCCGTATGTCGATGCGTAGGCGCTAATTGCCCAGCACATCCACATATCGTAGTCATGGAACTGCTCTGAAAGAACGTTCAGTTTCCTATCCAGCAGACCGATTCTGTCTGGCACGGCAATCATCTGCCCTGTTGTGGTATCATATCGGCTTGTAAGGAACGGCGCTTCTCCGCAGGTCACTTCAAGGCAAGTCTTGTTGATGTATTCCTTCCAATCCTCGCCCTTTAGGTCGTTTTTGGCAACATCTGCCATTTTCTTGCAAACCCAAGTAGGCGTAAACACTTCTGCTTTCTTGCTGGTGCGCTTCTTCTGGTCTGCAAGCCGTTTCTGTACACGAGGAACAAGCTGAACTTTGTCCAACTGTTCCAGCGTGATTTCATCCGAAAAGCCAACGCCAAGCTCAGGCGGCGGGTCTGTCGCCCAGATGATGTTCTTGCCTGTTGTGTGGTCTTGCAAGAGGACAGGCAGAAACGTGCGTAGGCAAGGGTCGAAAAAGTCAATCAGTTTTTCCATTGGTCAGCCCTCACCATGATTTTGTTTTCTTCTTTCAGCCAGTCCTTGACGCAATGAAAGCAATGCTCACGGTTCTGGCAACGCTCCGGGTCACGATGCTTGATAAGCTCGCAGATGCCCGGCGTTAGATTCTCAGTAATGTCCTCGTCCGTCATTGAACGAATGAAATCTCCGTTAGTCATGTTCCCCCACCTCTCTGTACTCCACGTCAATCCCTTTCGGCAAAGCCGTCTGGTACTTCTGGGCGAGTTGTTCTGCGCTCTGGGCATCGCCCAACGGCTGTTCCGGCGGCGCAACTGTAACTTCCACGTTGTCACGCATGCCAAAATAGTTCTTTGCTCGAAAAATCCACTCTGCCGGGTTCTCCTGACCGTACATACCGTTGTACGCCCACATGGACTGCATTTGCAGAATCAGCTTCAAGATGTACTTCTGCTGTAAGCTGTCGTCACGGCGCTTGCCTGTCATAATCTGTCTCAGGCTAGGCCATTCGATGCCAAGAACCAACGCAATCCATTCCACCACAGGGGAGATTCTGGCTTCGATGCAAGCGTCAAAGAAGAAGTCAAGGCGCTGCTGCACTTCGATCGGGTTGTTCATGTCCACGCTCGGAAGGTCGCCAAAATACTTGGCTGCGATCATGCCGACAACTTTCTTGTCCTCTTCGTCGCCGATTCTTGACTGCAAATCCCCTGTGTTCATCATCTTCAGCTTCTCGATAGCCAACGCCTGTTGCTCCTTTACCTTCTTACTGACCTGTGAACGGATGCTCTTGTTTTTGTTGAGGTTCTGCAACCGCTTCTTCTCACGCTCTTTTTCACGCTTCGCAGCGGCTTCTTCTTTCGCCTTTTGCGCCCGCTTCTCACGCTTTTTCTTTTCCGCTTCGGTCAGCGGCGGCCTGCCACGACCACGCTTCGGGGGTGTTGCCAAGAGTTATCACCTCTTTTGCTCTTTTTCTACTCTTTCAAAGAAAAATTCAATTTCCTTTTCGTTTTCAATTACATTTCCGTAAGCTACTCCAATTTTATAAATGTAATTATTTCTTAGTTTGCGTGGAATTTCATAAATGTATTTGCGGAATACCTCTAAGGAATTTGCACGTTTATAGTGATTGCACATTCGACAAGCTGGCATCAAATTTGAAATATCGTTTGCATTTTTGTTATCCGGTTCCCGTGCTCTTAAAGGTTTGAAGTGGTCTACCTGCATATCCTTATAAGAAATTTCCCTGCCACAATACGCACAGCGTCCATTATATTTCTGATACACAACCTCACGGATTTTCTTATTGATTGCCATGTATCAGACCTCCTTTGGTGGTTCAGGAAGATACGCCCAATGAGTTACATCTCCAAGCACAAAGCACTCGTTGTCTTGCCATAATCCTTCATAAGATAAAAATGCAATTTCAATGCCAAACTTTTCTCTTTTTACGAGAACTTCTTTGTCTTTTTCTGGTAAAACTTTCTTGGCATCAAACCATATATTGGCGGGCTCGGATTTTTCCAATACGTTGGCTAAATCTAAAAACACATCTCCAATGCTGCTTCTGATTTGTCCTTGTATGTATACGATTGGGTTTTTGTTATCCAAGAACGACTTTGCTTCATTCTTTTTGTTAATACCAACAGTTTTCCACGCCGCAATGATTGGATCAACATCAACCAGTTTCACACTCTCACCTCTTTATTTTCGTTTCGATTTTATCCAGCTTGGTTGCAATCCACCAGACGGAGCAGCAGTTGTTCAACTGCCGCCACCAAGCGCACTTTTCTTTCTCACAGACGCACCGACCAAGCGGATTGCTGGTCATTTTCATCGGGCAGTAAAGTTCGTTGTCCATTGGTTATTCCCTTTCGATATGTACTTTGGCTATCTGCACATTTTCCGTCCCAACAAAACTTTTGAATGAGCCAGTTTTTAAGTTGACAGCATTGTAAGTTAATGTATTGCAACTCCCACTTCCTACTACTGTAGTCGAAACATTTTCCGTTTTCATGTAAAGCTCTGAATGTTTGTAAAATGCTTCCGCAACATCAATATCACCAAACAGCATCGGAATATCGTTTCTTGATTTGATTTCCATATTTACCTCCACCCCATCACAACCGCCGTACAGACGGCCAGAACCACGTTTACGAACGCCCAGACGAGCGTTGCCTGCTGTTCTTTAAACAGGCTGTTCGCCATGTTCTTGATTGCCTGTTCAGACTGAACCACTACTGCTAGTAGGACTAAGCAGACCAGCCAGCGAGTTACAAATTTAAGCATTGTTAGCTCCACCTTTCCCTCAGCTCTTTTTCGACCTGTTCTGATTTTGCGGTGATGTAATCCGCAAAATCGTCAGGGGTCATGTCCTCTTCTTTAAACTTTCCGACCATCTCCCAGTACCTGTCACCAATGCGGATGATTTTCTGCACCTGTTCATCGGTCAGGTCTGCATCGCACCGAAGGTTCTGAATCAGTGCGCCCCATGTGGCAGCGATGCCATCCAGAGCCATGCGAAAGCCGTACAACTGGTTTTGCCGTGCGATTTTGCGGAGGTTGGTCGGCTTGACCTGTTTACCGCATAGAGGGCAGTTTCCAAATTTATTCATCTGACTGCTCCTTTGCTTCAAGGCGAGAAAGCCAGCGTTTGTATTTAGCATCCTCAATTTCATACTTTGCGTTCCAAAATTCGCATTCAGAATCGAGGTCATCTTCAAACCAAGCATCGCATAAAGCAGTGACTGCGTTACTTATGTCCGCAAATTCTTCCATCAGATTTGCTTCGCACTCCGCAATGCTCTTCGGTGTTGGGTTCGTGCCGTCCAGCGCACGGCGCAGCTTCAACGCTGCCTGTGCCAGTTCGGACGCTTCTTCTGCCAACTGCGCCAAGATTTCGGTCTTGGGCAGAATGTCTGAAATTTTCTTGCTCATTTTTGTTCTCCTTTCAGCCAGTCGTTAAGTGCAGCCATGCAAGAGGGGCAAAGAGCAATAGGTTCCATATCACTTTGCTTGTACCAGTCAAGAGGAACATAGCTGTGGTCAATCACAACTTTCTGTACTGCGTTTCCGCATCCTTTATATTGTTCGCTAGTTTCGAATGTTCCGATTGTCATGGTGTTGTCGTACCATACAAACGCATTACCACATCTATCACACTTCATTGTCATAATTGGCTTTTCTCCAACCTTTCCAGCAGCGCATCCACGTCATACCGCCAATGCACTCTCATTTTTTTTGCTTTTACCTCTATCCCCTCTTGCTCTGCCCACTGCCAAGGGATGCTCTTGCGGCTCTCGTTGTAACGAAACTCCAGAACCTTGTTGACAGGGATTGCAAAGGTGCGGCTGACCGCCCGGTAATTGACTATCACATGGGCGGTCTGACCGCTGTATCCCATTGCATCCACCATATCTGTGATGTGCTTTTCCTTGCGGTATTTGCACTTTGCCTTGTCGTACTTGCCGAACACCTTTTCCAGAGGGATAGAGGGCGTTTCAATGGTTTTCAGCTCAAACAGGTGGTTCATCGGGTAACGGTACACAAGGAAGTCGCAGATGTTGTCGATGGAGAAGGACAGGTTCTCGTTGCCGCCGTAGTAGGTAGCAGCACTGTCCTTCAGCCGATAGCACCACGCATCGGGTGGAACAGATGCCTTGAAGTCTGCTTCAAACTGCTTGCCGGTGTTCATGCGTTATCCTCGATTTTTTTGGCTTCTCTGATATGCAGCCGAGCAAGTTCGCTATTTGCATATCGCAGTTGCCAGCTACCAAACCATCCTTTGTGAACAAGTTTTCCGGCGCAGTAAACAAACTCCTGCTTCATCAAGTCATCAAGTGAAATGATGTAACAGCCCGGCTTGTATTTCCTGCTCATTTATTCTCCACCATCCTCATCGTTCACGATTTTCGGAATTGGCATCCAGAGCCTTACCTTTCCTCGATTATTTTCTTCCGTCCACTTTCCGTCCTTAAACTCTCTCGTTGAAACACAATCGTCCCAATGCCAAAATTTGTATACAGCAAAGTAGATTCCGTCTTTTTCTGGTTGCGAATCTTTCACGCTAATCCATCTTTGGGCCGGATTTATCGTCGGAAGCTCTTTCAGATGTTCAAGTTCAGCTTTCCACGCATCAACAGACGGAAATCGAATGCCAACTTCATCTCTCCTTGCCAAATTGATAAGCCCGGCTAGGTACTTTTCCAGCGGTTCAACGTCAACAAGTCTGCTCATCCTCGTTCACCTCTAAATTCATGGAATATGAGTTGCTTTGTCAACAGGCTTTTCCATTTCCTTCATAATCCGTTTGTGTTCTTCGATTGTCATATTGTTCGGGAAGAAACACCTGTCAACCATTTCAAACGGCTTAATATAATGGTCAAGAACATCTCGTGCTTCTTTTCTTGCCTTTTCAGCACACATTTCGATGTAATCATCTTCAGTCATGTTGTAGTCAGTAATGCAATCAACTACCGAAGAAAACCTGCACAATAGGCCATTAGGCTGCCTTGCAATAAACGCTCCCATTTATCGTTCACCTCTAAATTCATTTCCGAGATACCGTTTCTTGCCACGCTCCCGGTGCTTGTCCTCGTAGTTGCGGTGGTACACGCTCTGGCTGTGGTTCAGCTCATGCACGAATGCCTTGCGTTCCTCGAAGTCCTTCTTCTCTGCCTTGTACTTCTCGCAAGTGTCGTGGCAGGCTGTGCAGCGTGATGTGCAGTTGAGACAACAAGTAATCATTCTTCGCCAAATCTCCTTTTTGTTACAGCCATCGGGAATTCTTCGATTTCACTTGCCCAGCGTGCAGTACCCTCTCCGTATGCTCTTTGCCAGACCAGAGGGAAACCGCCCAGACCATCGAACAGACTGCCCAGCGTAGGCTTTTCTTTTAGGTAAGTGCGCATCTTCTGCACCAACCAGAACCACTGTGGCAAAGCGATTGAGTTGCCCAGCGCTTTGTACCGTGGACTGTCAGCGTACTTGTGTTTCTTGCCCTTACTGTCTGTCCAATCACCAATATCGGTGTATCCGTCAGGGTAGCCTTGTAACCGTTCGCATTCAACAGGGGTCAGGCGGCGTACAATCCAGCGGATGGTTTTCTCTGCAACCAGGCACTCGCTACCGTTGCCAATGTTCCCTGCTTTCGCTTTCAAAGTTGAGCATTTTTCGCTTTCCTTGTAGTGACTGAAAGACTGTTCGTTAAAGGTCTTGCGTTCGATAGCAATGGCCGTGTAGTCTGTGATTCTGTTTTCGTGGTCGCCTGTTATGGTTGGACAAGTTCTGCCATCGCCGTTTCCACGAGCATCATAAACAACAGGCTGAAACAATGTCTGGTCTTGGAGTGTTGAAAGCGTTGCGCTTTTTTCGGTTTGTACCAGCGCACCTTTACCACCACCGGCGCATCCACTACGGATTTTCAGGGTGTAGGAATTGCCCCCCCTATCACGTCCATAAGAGCTTGCCTGAGAATGTCCGGGAGTGGCTTCCCACGCCTTGATGCTCTCGTCAGGATTCCCTGACACGCTCGTGCGCTCAAATAGTATTTCTGTGGCACGTTGTCCTCCAAAATCTGCGACAAGAGCGATACGTTTTCTTCTCTGGGGTACTCCCCAGTATTGAGCGTCGAGCTGTCTCCAAGCCAAACTCCATCCGTTTCCGGCGATTGCTCCGGCTTTGCTCCATCTGCCCCTACCCGAAGGTCGAGGAATTGAAACGTCTGGCTGTTCAACGCGGGCAAGTTCTTCCAGCACGGCTCTGAAATCTTCTCCGCCGTTTGAGCTGAACGCTCCGGGAACATTTTCCCAAACAGCGAAAGTTGGATACATTCCATTGGTGGCTGTCCTCATTTCCTTAATGATTCTTGCGGCATCCAAAAACAACACGGAACGGTTGTCGTCAAATCCAAGCCTTTTTCCAGCCATAGACAAGCCCTGACAAGGGCTACCGAACGTGATGCAGTCTACGGGTTCTATCTGGTCACCGTGAATCTTTGTAATGTCGCCTAAGTGCTTCATCTTTCCAAACGCCCGTCCAGCCAGATAGCACAGCTCTTATATAAGGTAGGCGGTTAACGCTTTACAGGTCAGAACGGCAGGTCATCCGTGCTACCCTCAATCACAGAAAAGTCATCGTTCCCGCCCTGCGCGTAACCAGAGCCAGATGCGCCAGCCAGCGTTTTCTTCGGTCTGACCTCATAGTCGCCGGAACGAATCTTGTCCACACTGGTAAAGCGGTCAACGACCAGCTTTGTCTTGATGTTCCCATCGTTGCCCATGTATTCTTCCTCACGAAGAACCACGCCGACCAGCTTTCCACGCAGGGTCTTTTCATCGTTGTTGAACTTGTAGCCGGGATTGGACTGCTCCACAGCGGTGATGAAGCCTTTGAAGAACGGCAGCGCCTTTTCCTTGTAGCTCTTTATGGTCTTGCCGCCCCATGCCCATTCGCCCGGATTCAGCTTGCCACGCTCGATAAGGGAAGCGGTCTGCTCACGCCAGTATCCCTTGAACTCGCCATCTGCGACTTCCCACTCGATGTTCAGTCGCTCCTTTGCAGGATCGTCCGTTGCCTTGCAGATACCGGCAACATAGCCGCCAACAGGCAGGTCACGGCGTTCGGTGGCTTCCTGTACGTCATTCCAGTTAATGTTCTTCATCTGTTACTCTCCTTTGTTATCCGGCTGAACCGGGATGTTGTAATACTCACGGATGGTCTTGTCTACGGCGGCAAGGTCGTTCTCGATCAGCGCATCGTTGAACATTCCAAGAGGGGTTTTCACGGTATCCATTCCATCATTGCGAGTGCTGAACAGGTATCGTCCATCCTGCACAACGGTTTTCAGAACGATGGTGAAGTATCCTTCCACGCAGACCTTCTCGTCCAACAGCTTTCCAATGGTCTTGAATTTCTCGCCGCCATCACCGTCACGCTCGCTGTGTCCGAAAAAGTAGACCACCACATCATCCGGCAACTCCTTCGCCCGCATAAGCAAGGCGTTGAAGTTGGCTGCCATGTCGGTAAACTTCTGGTATCCGGCGACCTTTGCGTTCCGCATGAACTCGCCGGTCATAAGATAGGTGGCATCGTCAATGACGATGGACTTACGCTTAGTGCTGTGGATTGCGGCATCAATCTTGCCGTAGTCGTTGGTGATATAGGTTTTCATGTTGCTGCGGAACGGAAGCGGCTTTCCAAGCACGTTGATAACCGCCACCTGTTCCGGGTCAAAGTTCCGAAGCGAAGCGGACTTTCCGCTGCCGGAGTGACCGTAGACCATTACTAATACTGCCATCAGTTGTTCTCCTTCCTCGCTTCTTTCCTCACTTTACGGCAAGCCGGGCAACGCTTAGGCAATGCCATGTTATGCGATTCAAAGAAAATGCGTTCCGAACGAGAAATCTTGAATACTTTTCCGCAGTCACGGCAAGTTTTCTCAATGCTTGTGTCCTCGTCCCCCGAAGCCCTTCTTGCGGCATCTTCTACAGCAAACGCTTCATTAAGGCTGTCACAAAAGCTTCTAACAAGCGTATGCTGCGGTGCGTGGCCGTTCTTGCAAAGTATTTCTTCCAAGTTGTTCCTTTTGCAGTTTGCGCAAAAAGTTTCCGTGCTGTTTGGGAACACTGAAAAAGGCTTATTGCACTTTTCGCAGTGCTTGATTTCTTTCTTGTATTTGCCCATTTTTTTCCTTTCTTCGGCTTCATTAGGCTTCATTTCTATTACTTTGGCTTAACTCGACTGTACAAAATCAACCAGCCATCAGTTCTGCCAGCTGTGTGCGGAGGTCTTTCAGCTCCGCTTCCCTGTCCTCAATCTCGGACTGCAAGTCCTCAATCTCTGCCAGTCGGTCAGCTTCTTTCGCTTCGGCCATCCGCTCGTTGGTCATGAAGTACACGCCGTCCTCCGGCTCTGTAACGCCACCAAATCTGTCAAGGTTAATCATCTTTGGGTCTCCCTCTCTTGCGTTCCTCTTTGATTTGCAGTGCACTGTACCACTGGTCTTTGTCGATTTCGATGGTAGACCACCGGTGATTACAGACAAGACACTTTTTTCTGCGAACGATGCTGTCGTGGTCAGACCGGCTATCAACCGTTGTAATGTTGTCGCTACCACACATCGGGCATTTCATCGTGCATCCCTCCACCCGTTCGTGTGATAGGAAACACGCTTGATTTTTCGGCATTCTTGCTCGCTGCGTTCGTCTTCCTCAGCGCTGACTGCCAGCGCGCATAGCACAATGGCCGTTGTGAGAAGCCCGCATGATATGATCATCCAGCCAAGCATCTGCGCTGTGGTCTGGCATCCTTGAATCGCATCGCCACATCCGACTGCTGCGATAGCTGCGACCAGACCAAGCATAGACAGCGCAATTCCTTTCAAAGTTTTCATTGGTTCTCCTTAGTTCAAAATGATGTCAAACATAAACGGTTTTCTTTCGTTTATCACGATTGTTGCGTTCAGAACCCGCGCTATCTTTGCAAGCGTTTCAGTTTTAACACCAGTCTTGTACGGTTTTTTGTTCGGACTAGTGATGTTGTAAACTGTTTGCTCGGACAACCCGCTCCTGTGGATAAGCTCAAGAGCGCTCATGTTTTGCTTTTTAAGCGCTGCTTTCAGTGTCATATGTTCTCTCCTTAGCTTTTCACTGAATGCCCAAAAATCCAGATGGTTGCCATCAAAGCGCCAATGCCAATGATTGCACGCGTTGCGTTTACGCCAACCAGAAGGTCAATCCGGTGAATCAACCAAAAGTTCAGCAGAAACGCTGCCAGAACCAACGCCATGAAGATTCCCCAAATCAGGACGATTTCTACCAGTGTTTTCATCTTTGTCCTTTCTATTATGTATGTGTTCCAGCCGGTCTTTCTCCCGGCTGTGCCAGCGGATTTCCCGCTTGCCGTAGTACTTACCGTTCATAGGTCAATTCTCCTGACGCAAGCATCCGTGATACTTCGCCGTAGTGTTTGCCGAGCTTGTCAGCAAGCGCTTGAACTTCTCCGATAGACGGAAACGTCTTTTCAGACTTCTTCTTTTCTTGCTGTTTGGCCCTGTACGCCGACTTAGCATTCAGATTCGCCTTTGCGTTGTAGGCTTTCTTTGCGCATCCACCGTGGTACTTCTGGGATGCTACTCTTTTCAGCATCGGTTTTCCGCAGTATGCGCAGAACGCATTTTTCGGCTTGAATATAACGCCAGACTTTTCATGTTCTCTGCGGCGTTCCTGGTCGTCCTTGCGCTTGCACTCGGAGCAGTACCGTCTTGTCGGTCTGACAATACCAAGATACAGACCGCAGCGCTCACAGTACTTTTCTTCCACGCTGCATCTCCTCTTTCAGTCTGGCTTCCCTGTTATGCCGTTCAAAGCACTGGTTGATGGATTTCTCCATCCGCAGCACCTTGTTTGCGTCGTTTCTGGATACGCCAGCAGCCATTGCAAGCTTCAGCCTGCGCTTGCGGCTTTGTGCTTTACAGAATTTCACCAGCATTCACCAGCCTTTTTAATGATGAACGCAGGCACGTCCCTGCCGGTAGTTCGACACAGACAGACGCACTTGGCAACCCAAGTATCAAAAGAAGCAGAATGGATGCAGCACGTTGCATTTCGCTTAAAGCTTTCATCATCCGGTTTACTAAGCCAAACAGAAACCGCCTTGTAACAGTACGCTTCCGTAACTCTGCACCATTCAATGCTGTACCCGTCCAAGCACAACTGCTCCATAATCTTCATCGCCAGATGCTTTGCTTCGGCGAGTTCCTCTGCTGTCCACTTGAGCTTTTCAGATTCGTAGACCTTGACCGCCTCGTCAATGGCAAACTTCGCATCGTCCGGGTGCTCAAGGTCTACCTTCAATGTCAGAATCTGTTCCATGTTTAGCCCTCCTTCTGCTCAATCTCAAGAATCTTGCAGATGCTCTGAATAATCTTCTCCGGCTTTCGCTCACCACGAAGAATCTTGTAGAGGTACGAATCATCAAGGAACAATCCAGTATCGCTTTGAACCGCCTGAATCAGCTCCGTTTGCTTCATACCTCGCTGCAACAGCTTCATCTTCACTTCCAGCTCAAAGCCAGAACGGAAGTTTTCTTTCAAAATTCCACCTCCAGTTGCTAAAATCTATTGACAAGTACGGAAAACTGTACTAATATAATGGTGTAAAGAGTTCATATTGTACAGCGTTCTGTACTGCCTATGTCTGTATTATAGTACAGGCTTCTGTACAAGTCAACTCTTTTGTACAAAATTCTGTGCATTTGTATACTTGCACAAATATGGGAGTGTTCTTATGTCGGACTTGTACAGCAACATCCATGCACTCTGCGAAAAAGAGGGAATCAAAGACGGAACCCTTTGTGCCAACATCGGGATTCGCCGTAGTTTTCTTTCCGAATTGAAAGCCGGGAGAACTAAGAGCCTGTCCGCAGAGGTTCTCTCCAAAATTGCAGCCTACTTCAACGTATCGGTAGACTACCTTCTCACTGGCGAACAAAAAGAAAACCCGCCCCAGCAGCCGCAAAGTGAAGTCGATGCAGCAGTAGAGCGGATTAGAAGAAAACTTGAATCTATGCCGAAAGAACAGCGTGAAGCTCTGATGAACCTGATCGAGAAGATGTGAGGCAATCCCGTGTATTACTTGTTGTGCGGCTGTGCCTTTTGCTTCTGGTTCATGCAGGTCTTGTTAAAAGGAAATGACCGTGTACTATATGGCAACAGCAGAAAATATCGTTACCGTAGAAACCGAAAAAAGAACTGGTTCTGACCCGGTAAAATAAAAACCCCTTGTGCCGGGCTAATATAGCTCTGCACAAGGGGTTTTCTGTTATTCTAGGCCTAAGGCTTTCTCCGCTGCCGGAATCTTATCTGGGTGTTCCAACAGCCATGCGATAAATCTGTCAATCTTAGCTCTTTCCTGTTCACTCATTGTGGCATATCCTCCCGATCAGTAAAAATGAATGTTCATTTGATACGATTATACATCTTCTAGTTGTAAAGTCAATGTATTTTTAACAACTTCGTAAAAATTGAATGTTTTCTTCGCATCCATTACTTTGTATCAGGGAAGCCAAAATTCGCAATGACAATGATTAAGAGCCACATTAAGTTTAAGTTACCCTTTGCTTTGTAACATTCCGTTGAGCATGGAACGAAAGGGGTTATTCGGTAAATCGTCCAGCACATCTGCTTTGACGAGAGCGTTTGTGCTGATGCTGTGCGAAACATTGTTTAGCTGCACAATGGCATCGTCCAAGTCTTTTACGGTTGCTCCACGCCGTTCCATTGACTGGAGGAAAGTTTTCACTTCTTCAAGAACGACAGGATTCTCGGCTTTATAGAATCCATTCGTAAAGTCCATCTTCTTCTCCTTTCACAGCTCCACGAGCTGTCCGTCAATGCGTTCGATGTTATCTGCCGGGTCTCGCCCATTGTCTAAGGCGGCTACGGCGCGTTCTAGGATGCCTTTTGCTTCGAGGTAAGCATCTTTATCAGCTTCGTACCCAGAAAGGCTCAGGACAAGCTCCAGCGTCCGTCTACGAGCGTATGGAATAATCAGAGCATCTACAGTTCGGTTCATTAGCTTTCCTCCCATGGTTCAGGTGTGTGTGGCTGCCCATCGGTAACGCTGGCGGGCATTCCGTCGATGATTGGCATACGTTCATGGTTCCAGATTGCAGTTTCTTTCATTTTATGTTTCCTTTCTATTTGGAATTTTTTGACAATACAGTTATAACACAGGCTGCTGTTGGTTCTCCATAGCAGCTTTTTCCATTTTTTGGCTTGTCGAATCCGGCAGTTTTGCAGAATTTTGTTGAAAAGGCGTGAATTTATGGATGAATATTTAGTAAGAACGGCCAAAGCATTAGAGATGGCACGGATGCGTTCCGGTCTAAGCCAGCAGAAGCTTGCGGCACAAATGGGCGTGAATCGTGGAACAATAGCAAATTGGGAGCAAGGTCTGGCAGCTATCTCCCTTCCAATGGCTATGCGCTGGTTCACCTGCTGCGGCGTATCAGTGGCTCGATACATGGACGCTTGCATTCATCCGGGACTGCTTGAACATCTTGAGGACGACCTTTTCGACATGGAGAAACGGAAGATTCTCATAGATGCTATGATGGAGTGTTCCTCCTATGAGATAGATGCCTTGTTGTACATCCGGTACGGAGATCACGGCTCAGACCACATCGGCGTATTGACGGAGATTCTGGCAAACCTCCACACACCGTTGAAGGACAGGGTCTCTGTTTGCCGGATGGTATCGGGCAACTACGAGATAGCGCAAGCTACCGGAACAGACCCAGACCCGAATGGAACCGCCCCGAAGATGGAAATTTTCTATCAGGCACAGGACGCTGGAACGGAAGCTGCTATGAAGTCCAACGATTCTTATACCGTAAATCCAAATAATATAACTGGCTGATTGTCGAATTATCGCAGTTTTTGAAGAACATTTTGTCCACGTTCATCCACTTTTTGTACATCTATCTGGCAAATTCGCCTTGTCAATCCGTCCCCCATAGGCTATGAATCGATAATATTTGCGCGGAATAAATAACGTAGTAGCGATAATATGTAACTTGCATTTAATCTGCTCGTCAATCCGTCCCCCATAACATCTGCTCAAAAGTTTTTCATACGCTTTTTGTACACGTTAGATAAGACTAATCATTGCAGGAAAGACTTTATTCAGCAAATGGAAGGTTGAGTTATCCACAAGCTGGAATGGAAAAACAAAGAAATTGTTGAAAATTATCGTCATCGCCTATTTAACGATGATATTTAACCTCTTGTTTATTTCTTGTTTAATATATAATATGTAGATGGGGGACGAAATGACAAAGCATGGGGGACGTTTTGACAAGTCATGGGGGACGTTTTGACGACCATATGGGGGACAAAAAGACAAGTCATGGGGGACAAAACGTGTTGACTTGTCCCCCGACCTGTGCTATACTGTTTTCAGACCATTAAAGGAAGTGAGCAGATGCCAAAAATATCAGACAATAACCTTGTCGAGAAAAGTAAATCCCTTGTGTGGGCAAAGTTTAGGGACTACACAGCAGGCGAGCTTCGGTTGCTAGAGGTTTACTTGTCAAGAATAAATCCAAGAGACCCAAACAGCAGCCGTGTGGAGTTTTCGTTGGCAGAGTACAGAGACCTGCTCGGACTGAAAAGCCTTGATGCACGAAGGATTGAGCCGCAGATCAAGCACTTTTTGGGCAACACTGTGTCGATTCCCATTGACAAAGAGAAGGGCACGTTTGAGAGCTTTGTCTTGTTTACAAGGGCAAAACTGGACTATGTTCCTGAAACGAGGTCTTACGTTGTGGCAATCACCTGCAATCCTGACCTTCGTCCTATCTTCTTTGACATCGCAGAAAGCGGCTATGTTCGGTATCGGCTGCGTTACACGTCAAGAATGAAGTCTCAGTACAGCATTCTTCTTTATTCGATTCTTCGGGACTGGTTGAACATGGACAGTAAGCCGCATGAAATCAGTCTGAAAAAGCTGAGAGAACAGCTCGGTGCGATGGAAGCGAGCTACGATGTTTACAAGAACCTTCGCAAAAGAGTGCTTGACGTTGCAGTAGATGAGATCAATGCTGTGTCTGACATCGTGGTGACCTATGAACCTGTTCTTGTGGCACGAAAGGCTGTGGCGGTCAAGTTTAAGCCCAAAATTAAAGCGTCTGAGACGCTGATTGAAGCTCAGGCAAGCGAAATATTGGATGAACCTCAAAAAGCCGCCAGAAAGCCCCGCAGAAGCGGATATGAGGATTTTGACTGGTCTGTGTGTGACGAGCTGGAAAAGCAAGACTGCATTGACGTGGCAAAAGTGGTTGAGAAGTGGATGAAGAAAGAGCATCCTGAAATCAAGCTGCCGAGACGCAAAGAAGCGGTTTACGATACAGTGAAGGCAGCGTATAAGGACATCCTATCTTTGAACAGAACGCCATTCCCGGACAGACCAGTTGGCTATCTGATTAGAAGCGTAGACAAAGCGGGTATCGTAGACAAGTATATGCCAGCGTTTTATTCCATTGAAGTGCTTAACAGCAAATAAAGAAAGAGTGATAAAATGGCAAAAATTATAGCTGTTGCCAACCAGAAGGGCGGCACAGGAAAGACCACAACAAGCACCTGTCTGGCTGGTGCGTTGCAGTTGCTTGGCAAGAAAGTGTTGCTGGTGGATTGCGATGCCCAGTGCAACGCAACGGACACCTACGGCGCACAGACAGAGGACGTATGCACCCTGTTTGACGTGATGACACGGCAAGGAACAGTAGAGGAAGGAATCCAGCACTGTGAAGCTGGTGATATTCTTCCGTCCGACAGTGCATTGAAGGACATTGACGAGCAGCTTGTCCGGGACATGGGCAAGAACTTCCGGCTGCGAGAAGCCCTTGAAAGCGTGTCCGGGCAGTACGATTACATTGTGCTGGACACTCCCCCGCAGCTTGGTCTTGCGCTTGTGAACGCACTGATCGCCGCCAACAGCATCATCGTTCCCATCACAGCAGACCGATACGCATTAGCTGGTTTGAGCCAGCTCTCGCAGACCATCGGCGATGTTCGCAGATACTTCAATCCGACTTTGAAGATTGAAGGTCTGCTTCTGAACCAGTACAAGAGCCGTGAGAACCTGTCCAAAGAGGTTGTGGAGCAGCTTCCTGTGATTGCACAGAGCATGGGTACAACCCTGTTGGACGTGAAGATTAGACCGTCTATGGGTGTTCGTAAGGCGCAGGCAGAGCGGCACAGCCTGTTTAGCGGCGACACGGCAAAGAGTACCAGCGCAGAGGATTTCAAGGCGTTGGCACAGATGATTGCGGAGGGCGATACAAAATGAGCAACAAGATATGGCATAGTGCGAAGTACGACCCGCCGAAACTTGGTTCGTACAACCACAGGGAATCTCTTGTTTTTTTGGTATATACTAAAGACGGGTGTTGTCTTACAGCTAATTGTTTTTACAACGTGCATACCGATGAGTATTATTGGTTGGACGCCCAAACTGGTTTGCGTACGCTAGATGTAGAATATTGGACGGACACGCCAGAAAGTCCTTGCAAAGAAAACATAGCAACCGTTTCGCTGAATAAAGATAAATTGATGGAAATTGTAGAAAAGATCAATTCCGCAAGCGGAATCCCGGAAGAGGTTCTAAAAGCTCTAGGAATAGGCGGTAAGGAGGAGAAAGAAGAATGAAATCAACCAGCAAAAAATCCACAGGCTTGCTTGGCGGGTTTGATTTTCAGCCTATTTTTTCGGAACAGACATTAAGCCGAAGTGAGCCAAAGGAAGAAGAAGTAAGCCAAACAAAGCCGAGCGAAGCCGAACAAGCACAGATTAAGCCCAATGAAGCCACAGATAGCCGTACACAGCCAAACAATGCCATAGTCAGCGAAAGTAAGCCGAAGAAACTGAAACAGGCGAAAGAAGTTCAACGTCTTATCGAACAGGGCGATGTTCACGGCGCACTAGCTGAAGCTGGTTTGACAAAGAAAAAAATCCCGATGCCGGAATCGCATCAGGGCGTTGCAAGCGGTGATGGCAAGCGTTCAAAGCGCATTACTATCCTTATGAGCGAGGAAGAGCGCAAGTATATCAACCGTGAAGCAAGACGGCACGGGATGACGATTGGACAGTTTGTGTACGCACTGGCGGTTGCAGCGGCAGAGGGGAAGATTGAATTGGAGGATTTCTTGGAGGATTAAAAGGGGGTTCTAAAGCGGAACGCCCTGCTGTATCACATCTTGTGGTATTAGGTGTTGACTTTTGTACGGACATATAGTACAATGTTTGTACGGACAAAAAGTGAGGTGTTAGTATGTGTCCGCGTTTGGGTCGCCCTACTGATAGCAAAAAGACTGAACGGTTTGAAATTCGATTGACCCCAGAGGAAATGAAAGAAGTGCAAGAATGCGCTGAAAAAATGGGGATAACGAAAACGGAAGTTGTTAAACGTGGGATTCAGCTTGTTGCAGAAAAGGCGAGTGAAGAATAAAAAATAAGGCATTGACTGCTCCCTGCAAAAGAATAGTCAACGCCTTATTCAACACCAGAGATTGCTCTCGGATAAATCCATTATATCATCCGAAGCGACCTCTTACAAGCCGTTTTCGGGTAAAACTAATGAACATCCCAGCAACGAAAGAAGAAATTCTTGAAAATTTCAAGAAAAACAACAATGGTCGTCCGCTCAATAAAGATGATTATGAGATTGCAGAAGCGTTATCTCGAATCACTTACAAGGCGTATGAGGTCGGCATGGAAGATGCCAAACAGTTGAATATGGAGGATATGATGGATAACAAGAGATGTAACGCACTTCACGTTTTCAAGAACAAGACCTTTGGCCAGCTTCGCACGATTGAAGAAGATGGAAAGATTCTTTTCTGTGCTTCTGACGTGGCAAAGGCTCTTGGGTACGTTCGCCCCGCAGATGCTATTACGCAGCACTGCAAGGGGTCGGTGAAACGCCGAGTCCTTACAAAAGGTGGCGAACAGGAAGTGAAATTCATTCCAGAGGGCGATGTTTATAGACTTATCGTTGGTAGCAGACTCCCTAGTGCAGAAAAATTTGAAAGTTGGGTTTTTGATGACGTTCTTCCGTCTCTCCGAAAGGATGGCTATTACAGCCTTGCCCCGCAGGAAAACAAGCCCGACACGCAGAGCGATGCAATCTTGCAAGTGCTGATGAAGAACACGGAAGTTCTGCAAGCCATCGTTCAGCAGAACCAGCAGATTATGATTGCTCTTACCAACCTGTCTGTCAACGATGCAAAGCGCACGATGGAGATTCAGCCTTACACTTCCCATCAGGGGCAGAAGGGTGACGGCAAACGTAGCAAGCGAATCACAATCCTTATGAGTGACAGCGAGCGGACGTTTGTCACGAGAGAAGCCCGCAAGCATGGATTCACGGCAGGGGAGTACATCTACAACCTGTCCGTTGCAGCATCGAAAGACCAGATTGACTTAGGCTGATAAGATTGGAGGATTGACGAATGGGCGTAACCATCAAATGCAAAAAGACTGGGCGTGAAATGGATGTTGGCTATTTCGGGTTTTTCAAGTTGAGAACAAAAGTTGCAGAACTTGTTGGTTCGGAAGTCGGAGAACACTATAAAAAGCTTGATAACATTCTCGACATACCCTCTCCCGAAAAAGAACACGCTCTTGAATCGTACAATGACGAAACGGAGCGATTGGTTGAAAGCAAGGAACTTCCAATCAAAATTGCAGATTTTCTTTATCAATCAGACTGTGATGGGAAAATTCGGTACGGTGCTTGCAAGGAAATTTTGAAAGTCATAGGCGATTATGACGATAGCATTATTTACGGATATGCAGGTAGAGAAAATCCCGCAAAGTTTAAAGACTTCAAAGAAATCCTTCAAGATTGCGTAGACAATAAGTGCTTTATGATTTGGAGATAACAACAACCCCCTGCGCGGTCATTGTGACTACACAGGGGGTTGTTTTACTTATCAGCAATGCAATTCCAGTAGAGATATGCCTTGCCATCTGCAGCATCTGCGTCTTCAAGGAACGCCTTTGCCATGTCAGCGTAGAAGCCAGGAGTGTCAACGGACTGGCGCTTTGCGACCTGACAATAATCCGAGTACATCATGTTCATAACAGCCCAGAAATCGTTCGGGTCACAGGTGATATTGCGCTGCTTGGCAACGTCCTGTGTCTGTTCCAGCGTCCAGTGACAGCCCTTCGTGCCATCAGCGTTCACCATGCTGTCGCACCATTCCTCCGCTTCATCGTGGGTGAGGTGTTGGCGCGGCATCTTGATGGAACGGCTGTCTGCGCCGCCACGTTCATACTGCCCAGACCGCTTGTCCCAGTCGCCGTTTTGCGAGAAGCCGATTTGCGGCATTCTGCGCCCATTCTCTACGTCAGGGTAGCGGGGGATAGGGTAGGGGTCGATGTAGCGGTTTTCCTCCTGCGGATAGTAGGGATAGCGGTCGTTGCCACCTTCCAGCTTACGCAGACGGCGTTCCATCTCACGTTCCCTGCGGTCACGCTCTTCCTCAAGGCGGTCACGTTCCGGCTCACGGTTTTTGTCGTGGTCACGGAGCATCATCATGCGGCGAAAATTAGTCTTGCCCATAATCTATACCTCCTCAAGAAATGGACGCGGGCGCACCAGCGTGGGAACGGCAGAAGCAGCCAAGATACTTGAACGTGCCTGTGCCGGTCGCAGACGTTGCAACGCGGGTAGCGTAACGGGTGCGAGTGTGGATGCTCTCGGCGGTTGCCTGAGCGCAGTTGCAGTCGGTCAGAGGGTATGCGGTAGTGCCTGCGCCGATGGTGATGACCACAGGGGCGTTGATGGTGGTCGTGTCCGGGATGCTCTGGGCAACCACGATGCAATACTTCTCTCCGTTCTGGTATGCGCCAGCAGGGATGTTGATAGTCAACGTATCGTTGGCGAACGTGACCGCATTCGAGATGACGAGGTGCGGGCAGAGTTTGCAGCTTGTTTTGCAAGCCATAGTGTTTTCCTCCTAAAAAATCAGGGGCAGAGGTGTCTTACCCCTGCCCCGATAGTTCACCCGGTGTTATCGGGGAGTGTGTTGGTTAGCAGCAGCCGCAGCAGTTCACGCCCACGTTGGGATTTGCCACCTGATAAGCTGGAATCGGACGAGGATTGACCCGGTTCAGGATGGTATCGGTCTGCTGGGACATCACGGTGGTCAGAAGCGCATTCTGCCGATCCTGAGAAGCGGCGAACTTCAGGTTCTGGTTCTCAGCGGTCAGAGTTGCAATCTTGTCCTGCGTGAAGTAGTCCATCATGCTGCGGAAGTTGGCGTTGCAGTTGTCCACGATGGCGCGGGCATTGTCTGCGATGGCCTGCCGGGTGGCACAGTCTTCCGTTGCGATGGTGTACTTCAGGTCGCCGATCAGCTGCTTGTTCTCGCAGCAGCAAGATGCCAGCTGCGTGGCAAGAGCGGTCTGACCCGCCTGCCGTGCGTTGCCTTCCTGCATGATAGCAAGGCTGATGGCATTGTCGCCGTTGGACACGCTGCGTTCCAGGCCGTTCACCAGCTGTGCGTTCTGGTAGCCAAGCTGACAGATGGCACTGTTCACGCCTGCAAAGCCGTTCGCGATGTTGGTGTTGACGCCGTTGATCTGCGCCAGCTGGTCATACCCCAGAGAGCAGATACCGCTCTGGATGCCCGCCAGAGAGCGGGAGGTATCCTGCTGATAAAAGCCCTCAGACAGAGCCGCGCGGGTGTCGTTGCCGCCCTGCCCGGTTGCGCCAGTGCCGACCAGATAGGGGATGTAGCTCGCCATACCGTTGTCGCTGCCGTTGCGCCCGTTGCCGTAGTTGCCCCAGCCGAAGATGATAGCGAGGATAATAACAGCCCAAAGACCCTCGTTGCCGAAGAATCCGCCGTTGTTATTGCCGCCGTCCTGCCCAGCCAGATAGCCAGTTGCAAAATCGTCCATAACAAAACTCCTTTCAGTTTTGCGTATGCTATCCCACCGCCGTATGCGATGGGCGAAGCCAAACAAATGCGGTTTTTGTCAAGTCCGCAAAACTGAGAAGCGTTTCGCTTAGAGGGATGCTTATTTTAGGATTGTTAAGTCAGCTTGGAGGGTTTTCTTTTTCGTCTTTTGGGTCATCCCAATTTTTGCTGGCAGCACCGAAAATGAAGCCAAGCATTAAAGGAACCCATATTTTGTCATCGCCACACAGATTGTTGATGTCAAAATCTTTTTCGGAATGGCTGTTTTCAAAATCATCCATTGCAAAGTCTCCTCACTTCGGAAGCGTCAAATTCAGGACGCTTGCCAGCTGGTTCAGGTCGATGCCACGCTCTTTGGCGAGGTTCTGCGCCATCGTTCGGAGTTGCGCTTCGTTTTTGCCCTGAATCAGGTTCAAGCCCTGCATGATAGGAGCATTCTGCCCGCTTAACTGCTGGATAAGACCCATCGGGTTTTGTCCGGCACGAGCCAGATTTGCAAGCTGCATGATAGGGCTGTGAGTAATCATATCAAACGGAGAGGACATCGCTTATTCTCCTTTCTTCGCTGCGGCAGTGGGTTTAGAAAAGCTCTTCTGCCACTTTTCCAGTTCATCCAGACGGTGGACGAGGGTGTTGTACTGCTCAATAGGCACATACTGCTGTGTCGGTGCAGCGGTCTGCTGTGCCTGTTGTGCTTGCATCTGCCGCCATGCTTCCGGGCTGTAAAACTCCTGCACATAGGATTCGCAGGTGTCTGGGTTAAGCCGCTTGCAGTAGATCACGCCGCTGCGCAAGTCTGGGCAGTAGGTCGGTCTGCCATACAGGTCTGAAGGTATTGCCAAAAATTCTTCCCTGCTGGAAACAGGTCTGCCGAGCAGCCAACCGCCATCTTGTGCCGACTGCTGAACAGGCTGCTGCCCATTCATCGGCTGCGGACGCTGCGGTTGTGCCTGTTGCATCTGCGTGTTGGGCAGGGAAGTGGCAAGCCCTACCGTGCCCATGCCGCCGTAAGGATTGACAGGCTGCTGCGGAACGTAAGGTGCTCCGGGTGCCGGATAATAGCTCATAAAACATCCCTCCTTGTGCATCCAGTGTACCGCATCAGCAAAAAGTGAAGGACAACGAAGGTACAACGAAGGACAAAAAAAGAAAAGTGCCCACACGGAAAAATCCGCATGAGCGCTTAAAGATATAAATATACTTATATAAAATGATGCAAAAATAGAAGGTTTTGCCGCTTTATTTGCAAAAAAATCCCCTGCTTTGCCTACAAAGTACCCAGCATGGAACGCAGGGCTTCGGAAAAGCAGGGGTTTTTGTAAAATCAAGAGTGCACCGTCCACACAGGCCGGTTCACTCTCTACAAAGGCCATAGCCTTTCAAATCATAAATCGTATGGCGTATAATGCAAAGACGCATATACCGATAAAACCACGCCTATAAATGCACTATGCCAAAACGGAAGAACGGCTTTTAGAACGCTTGATGTCGCCCCAAAAATAATCAGAGCGAACAAAACACGGGACAAAAAGCGATATATTTTATTTGCCATAATTCATATAAAATCGTCTCCCGCATGGTACGCACTACAAGTAGGCGGGCGGGAGACTGTATCATCAAAAATGCCTACTTCTGCTATCGAAATTTTGACGTATGCGAACTATTCAAAACCGTTCAAGCATTTTCGGGCTTGCTATGGCTGGACTTGAACCAGCGACAATAGGATGTGTCACGCCCTGCTCTACCAACTGAGCTACATAGCCTCAAAGACCCGCCATGATACGCATCGTTGAGAGGCTTAACGGGTTCAGATATCCACCCTAATGCGCTTCTTTCGAGAGGCCGGGAGGATTTGTTGAGATAATTATACCACAATTCGTGCAAAAAGAAAAGCGGCAGACCCGAAAGCCTGCCGCTTCAATGCGTTTTCGTGAGAAATCGCACCCAATTAAGATTATGATATCACACATTCAGCATTTTTTCAATGCTTTTTAGCCGGTATCCTATCGCCGTCCGGCTGTAATGCGTCTGCGCTGCAATGTCCGGCAGCGGGAGCCGCTCAACGTACCGCAGTAAGGCTATCTTAC